CTTAGATAAATTCAATTCTGAGTATATGTTTTGGATTGACGCAGGATTAACTAATACTGTTAGTTCGGGATATTTTACTCATGATAAAGTAATTGATAAATTACCTAACTTAATTAATAAATTTACATTTATTACATTTCCTTATGAAACAACTTCCGAAATACATGGGTTTGAATTTAATAAAATATGTGAGTTTGCGGGTGACGTAGTTAATAAAGTTGCCAGAGGAGGATTTTTTGGAGGACCTAAAGAAACCATAACCGAAACTAATAATTTGTATTATCAATTACTTTCAACAACATTATCAAGTGGATATATGGGAACTGAAGAAAGTATCTTCAGTATTATGTTATACAAATACCCAATGTTATTTGATTATTCAGAGATTGAAGGTAATGGTTTGATATGGTTATTTTTTGAAAACATTAAGAACGGTGATATAAAACTTAAAAATGAGAAGTCAGGTAATGAGATTGTTAAGGTTACCAACATGAGTAAAGTCGGGTTGTATGTCATCGGATTCAATAGTCCTAAACAATTTGAGACCTTATTATTCTCAATGAAAAAGTACGATTCAAATTTCTTAGACAAACCTAAAAAATATTTGTTAGATAACTCAACAGACCTTTCAACTACTGATAGATATCTTGAACTTTGTAAGGAATATAATTTTGAACATATTAAAAAAGATAACTTGGGTATTTGTGGGGGAAGACAATTTATTGCGGAACACTTTGATAAAACAGATTTAGAATATATGTTCTTTTTTGAGGATGATATGTTCTTCTACCCAAAACAAGGAGATGTTTGTAGAAACGGATTTAACCGATATGTTGACAACCTATATACCAAATCCCTCTCAATTATTAATAAAGAAGAGTTGGATTTTATTAAACTCAACTTCACAGAATTTTATGGGGATAACTCAACTCAGTGGAGTTGGTATAATGTACCCCAAGTTGTTAGGGAGGTGATATGGCCAAATAATAAAAAATTACCTGTACAAGGATTAGACCCGAATGCTCCGAGAACAAAATTTGAATCCATTAAAACTCATAATGGGATACCATACTCAACAGGTGAGATTTATTATTGTAACTGGCCTCAGATAGTTTCAAAAGAAGGTAATCGTAAAATGTTTTTAGAAACAACATGGGGACACCCTTTTGAACAGACGTGGATGAGTCACATCTTCCAAGAAACTGTGAAAGGTAAAATTAAATCAGGAATACTTTTATTAACACCAACAGAACACGATAGGTTTGATTTTTATGATGGTTCTTTAAGAAAAGAAAGTTAATTCGTTTATTTTATGTAATTCAAACTATTTATTATTAAAAATAATAGATGGAGTTTTATATCAAAAAAAACGCAACCCTACCCATAATTAAATTACAGGTTGTTAAAGACGGAAGAAGTGACTACAACAATTTCATGGACTTGATTGAGGTGTCAGCACTATTCTTTTCTATGGTTGACGTTGAGACGGGCGTACCAAAGATAACTTCTCGTCCTGCAGGTTTTGTGGAGAAAACTTTCATAGAGCCAAATGCAACACCTGAATACTACATTTATTATCAATTTACAAATAGAGACACAAGTAAAGTCGGTAGATTTGAAGGTCAGTTTATGTTAAGAAGTGATGATGGTACTTTAATTTTACCAATCAGAGAAAAACTTTATATTAACGTACAAGATTCATTTATTGCTGACGATTTAGATTATGAAACTTGTTATTCTTCTGAATTCCCTTGTTGTGTTAACGGACCAATCCTTTAATTTTCAAAATCGTTTGATTTAATCACACCAACTCATTATACTTATAAAGGTAAGGTAAACCCCATTCTGTATGGGAGCTAATAAACCAACTAAAATAATTTATAATGATAAGTCAAGAAGAAATTAAATCCTTCCTTGAAGGTGGTGACCCAGAGGAGTTCATCGTAGCAATTGAGTTTGATTACGCATCCAATTGTATTTTTAAAATCAAAGAAATTCCTGGTAAAGGTAAAGAAATTAGAAAAGACACATTCACCCCATTCGCTTGGGTTGGTGATTTACGTGGATTAAATTTCTATCAATCATCGAAAGGTGCTCAAAAAGAAGCCATGAGCAAACATGGTATTATGATTGAGAAATTAGAAACTGATGGTAATGAAAGATTAGACCAAGGTCTTAATTACATGGTTAAATCCTTAAAGGGTTACCGAGAATTAATCCAATTTTTCAGAGATGGTGGAGTAGACCCATGGGGTGAAAGAACCAAAGACAAAATATTAATTCTACCTCCTGTAGAACAATACTTAATCCAAAAAGAAAAACGACTATTCAAAGGATATGAAGAATATAATGATATCACGAGATTAGGATTCGACTTAGAGACGACCGCGTTAGAACCAAAAGACGGTCGTATATTCATGATTGGAATCAAAACAAATAAAGGTTACAAAAAAGTAATTGAGTGTTCAACACCTGAAGAAGAACGAAGAGGTTTAGTTGAATTCTTTGAAATTATTAATGAAATTAAACCAAGTATTATTGGTGGGTATAACTCATTTAACTTTGACTGGTATTGGATTTTTGAAAGATGTAGAGCATTGAATCTTGATATTAAGAAGATATGTAAAACATTGAATCCTAAGATTAATATCAAGCAAAGTGAGAACATGTTAAAACTAGCCAACGAGGTTGAGAGATACAATCAGGTCGGTATGTGGGGATATAATATCATAGATATCATTCACTCAGTTAGACGAGCCCAAGCAATCAATTCAAGTATTAAGTCAGCGGGTTTGAAATATATAACTCAATACATCAATGCTGAAGCGAATGACCGTGTATATATTGACCATGATAAGATTGGTTCAATGTATGCCGAGAAAGATGAGTATTGGTTAAACATTCAAAATGGTAAATACAAAAAGGCAAACAACCCTGAGTTTGACAATTTAGACACCCGTTTTCCTGGTACTTATATTAAGACCACAGGTGATGACATTGTGGAGCGTTATCTTGATGATGACTTGGAGGAAACGTTATTGGTGGATGATGAATTCAACCAAGGAACGTTTCTATTAGCATCCATGATTCCAACTACTTATGAGAGAGTTTCTACAATGGGGACCGCAACACTATGGAAGATGTTGATGTTAGCGTGGTCATACAAATACAAATTAGCAATCCCTAAGAAAAACGAAAAGACAGAATTTGTTGGTGGATTATCAAGATTACTTAAAGTAGGATACTCAAGAAATGTATTAAAACTTGACTACTCTTCACTATACCCATCAATTCAATTGGTACATGATGTATTCCCTGAATGTGATATCCGAGGTGCGATGAAAGGAATGTTATCTTATTTCCGTAACGCTCGTATCATGTATAAAAACTTAGCATCAGAATGGTATGATAAAGATAAAAAGAAATCATTATCGTATGACCGTAAACAGTTACCAATTAAGATTTTCATCAACTCCATGTTTGGAGCGTTATCAGCACCGCAAGTATTTGCGTGGGGTGACATGTATATGGGAGAACAAATTACTTGTACAGGTAGACAATATCTTCGTCAGATGATTAGATTCTTTATGAAGAAGGGTTATACACCTCTTGTAATGGATACCGATGGTGTCAACTTCTCAAAACCTGAGGGTTGGGAAAATAGACGATATATTGGTAAAGGTTTGAATTGGAAAGTTAAAGAGGGTAAGGAATATACAGGTGATGACGCTGACGTTGCGGAGTTCAATGACATGTTCATGAGAGGTGAAATGGCGTTAGATACCGATGGAACATGGCCATCATGTATTAACTTGGCTCGTAAGAACTATGCGGTTATGGAAGCCAGCGGGAAGATTAAGTTAACGGGTAATACAATTAAATCTAAAAAACTTCCGTTGTATATTGAGGATTTCTTAGATAAGGGAGTTAAACAATTACTTGAGGGTAAAGGACAGGAATTTGTTGAATGGTATTATGAGTATGTCAATAAGATTTACGACCAACAAATCCCACTTATGAAGATTGCTCAAAGAGCTAAAGTAAAACTCTCAATGGAGGATTATATTAAACGTTCTACTCAAAAGACAAAGTCAGGTGGTGCGATGAGTATGATGGCTCATATGGAATTGGCTGCAAAGAATAAATTAAATGTTAGTTTAGGTGATGTTATTTATTATGTTAATAACGGAACCAAAGCATCACAAGGTGATGTACAAAAAGTGAATAAACTTAAGAGGGGTTGGAGTTCAGAACAATTACAATACTATTTTTCAGACCATGGAAAATACCCTGAAGATTCTATGACATCAATGGTTCAGATTAATTGTTATATATTGGACCCATCAGAGATTGAGAATAATCCTGATATGAAAGGTGAATACAATGTCGCAAGAGCCATTACAACTTTCAACAAACGTATTGAACCTTTATTGGTTGTTTTTAATAAAGAAATTAGAGATGAACTGTTGGTTACTAATCCTGAAGATAGAAGTTTCTTTACTAAAGTACAATGTGAGTTGATTAATGGAGTTCCATTTGATGAAAGTGGTCAAGATAATTTAGAAGAAGTATTGGCACTTTCTGAGGGAGAAGTTAAATATTGGGATAAACGAGGAATTGACCCTAACTACATATATGAATTAGCGTCTGATGGATGGGAAGAGTTTGTTTAATCAAACTTTATCCCATCTGATGAGGTGATTAACCAAGTGTCCTCAACAAATTGTAAATGGATACAAGCTCCCTTTTCTAAGTGGAGCTCGTCCCATTCATCATCAATTTTATTAACGTCAGGTTTGATTATTGTTTTAGTTAAAGATTTTACAAGAACAAAAATATTTTTAGTAGAATCTAAAATAATATCAGAATTCTCAGGGTCTCTAACAACAATGAATATTTCTTCATTAAGTTTTTCTTCTTTAGGTTGGGGTATAACTTGATTATCAACCACAACAACAGTTGGGTTCATTCTTGTTTGATACCTTACGATATTTTTTCTTGGTGTAAAATCAACTGTTCTCATTAGATTACATATATTTGTCTCGGCATTGCCGTGAATTTCTTTTGTTTGTTTAGGTTTTCAGCAAGTAACGCCTCCCTTTCCATAACCTTTTCAGGTTTTAATCTTGTTAGACGACCTTCAGCTCCGATTAGTTCCTCAATTAATTTAGTTTTTTCATCTTTCGCTTCAGTTGCTAATGATTGATAGTCCATGGTTAATTCACTGTCAGGTGTTTTGATATTACCACTAAATTTACCTCTAACTCTTGATAAGGATTCTTTAGCATATGCAAAGAACCATCTACGAATCCAAATTTGTGATGGGTTATTTAAATCAACCCATGAGATTTTCTCAAATGGCACATCGGAAGGTAATTTAATAATGTCAGGATTGTCCTTTAAACATTTATCTCTGTCGGCACCATCAACTTCATAATAGTGATACCAAACTCTACCTTTTGTCATTGTCCCATTACCAAAATCAAATTTACCGCCAGGTGTATTCATTAAATGTATCGCTTTCTTACCTTCAGGTAACGCGGTAATTTTATAAGTTAAATCACCTGCGATGATACGTCTTTGAATATTAATTTCTTGCATTCTTAATAACATGTCAAAAGCGGGCATCATAAAATATCCACCTGCCATACCACCACCTTGAGCGAGTCCTCCTCCACCACCAAGTCCTCCTCCGACACCTAACGCCCCGAAAGACCATGGGTCAAACATGATGTTATTTAATTCTGCGGGTGTGAACCATAATAGTTCATTAATTTCTCTACCTGCAGGGATTTCATATGATTGTTGATTTCTAACTAATTGGATATAGTCTTTCTTTAGAACCGAATCACCACCCGCTTGTAAACCAACAATTTTGGAGTACGCGTAAGTGTATCGTTCTTCATAAGTCAAACTTTTGGTTATGAAGGCTTTAGATAAAGATTGTGTATCTAAATTAAGATTATAAAGAGAGGTCCATTGTGATTCAATTAACCAATCTTGTACGTATTGGGAGTAGTCTTCAATAGATAACTCAAGTAGTGAATCCAACATCTCATCTTCAAGTTCGACACTTCTAAGAGGAGCTCCTAATAGGTGTCGTAATCTTGTGTAAAGTTGACTTCTTTCTGGTTCTGCGATAATTGACATGTTTTGTTTTTCTATATAAATATCAATTCAATGTATAAATTAAATCTTCTTCAGGGAAAACATATGACCCACCAACAATCTTAACGTTTTTATTATCAAAAATTAAGACCTCTTTATTTTTTCTTGAGAATACCATCCAAGATGTGTGATATTTTTTAACCTGTCCCGTATCCAATACAATTATGGTTCCTTTTTCTTTTTTAACACGACTAAATGGTTTTATTTGAGCAGTATATTCAACATTATCAACAGTTACCTTACAGTCAATACCCCCTAGCATATCTTCTTTGTTACCTAATTCACCAATTTGTTCAACATTATCATCACCAAATTTTTTTTTCATAACTTTGACAGTATAGTCTTCAGTTTCACTACCCATATCATGGGTAATACCTAAAGTCGCCATTAAATTTTGGAAAGTGCCTGACTCAGGTGTAAAAATTCTATCTTTATATTCGTTTAACTTCTTAACAAATTTTTTAGTTTCACTAATTTGTTCAAAAGGTTTTAAACCAATTATTTTTATTTCAGGCTGACCATAATGTTTTAACACTTTATTAATGTCAGTCAATAGAATGCAGAAACAAGTGTAGTTAGTATTAAGTTTGTTGATAACCGACCTACCAGTCCCCTCAAAATCGTATATACCCGACATTTGACCTTCACCATATTCATTAGCTTTATAAAAGTTATCAGGAAAGACACTTTTTAAAATATCCTCAATCCCGTATCTAAATGTATTTTTAACTTTTGGATTAATATTGAAAACAAAACGAATTGCTTCGTTCATATCTCTACCACATTTTTCAGACTTACCTTCAGACAAAACGTTTCTTAATGAAACTGTCTCATTTAATTTTTTCTTAACACGTAAATCAAGTAACTCATTAACAAATTTCCAATTAACACATTTCCAAAAGTTTTTAATGTATTCATCTTTTTTGTTACGGTACTTTAGATAATATGCGTGTTCCCATAAATCTAACCCTAACACAGGATACCCACCATTTTCAACAACGTTCATTAATGGATTATCTTGATTGGGGGTTGAAATAATTTTTAAAGTGTTTCGTTTAGTTAGAACCAACCAAACCCATCCTGAACCAAAACGTTCTTTAGCTATCTCCTCAAATTTAACTTTGAACTTTTGAAATGTTCCAAAATTTTTCTTAATTAATTCTAAAATTTCTCCTGAAGGTGACTGTGTTTTAGGAGATAACATTTTCCAAAATAACGCGTGATTAAAAGCACCACCAGCGTTATTTCTAATTGTTTTATCAAATTTACTAATTGATTTGATAATTTCTTCTAACTCTAAATCTCCATAATCTTTCTTGGATAAAGCGGAATTTAATTTTTCCACATAACCTTTATAATGTTTATTATAATGGTACTCCATTGTTTCGGCATCAATAAATTGTTTTAGTGATGAATAGGCGTAAGGTAATTTTTCAATCCCTATTTTTTTCATTTCAGTTAGAAAGAGAGTTTGGTTTTCTTTTTTCTCTTCAATGATTAACTGTTCTGTAATTAAGTTAATCTTCTCTTCTATTTTTTTCATATCTATAAATATGAAACTAACTCCGATTATTAATCTTGTTCATTAAGACCTCAATAAAATCACCTTTTTCTTCTACGTTATCACCCATTACAGTATCAATAATATTTTTCTTATTTGACAACATATCATATATAACACCCTCAATAGTGTTTTCAAAAATTGGGTAGTATACTGAAACATTTGATTTTTGTCCGTAACGGTACGCTCTATCCTCAGCTTGTGAATGGTCTGAAGGTACAAATGATAAGTCATTCATAATAACGGCCTCAGCAGAAGTTAGAGTAATACCAACACCTGCTGCTTTTAAGTTCCCAACAAAGACTTTAATTTTATCGTTCTCTTGAAATTGGTCAACCGCATATTGTCTTTGTGGTTTAGTACAAGACCCGTCTAAATAAACGGACTGTTTACCAAAGTGAGAATGTATTTTTTGTAATGTATCTGTAAAGTTTGTGAAGATAATAACTTTTTTATCTTGGTCAATGATATTCTGAGCTAGTTCAATTGTATCATTTATTTTTTCTTCCGCAATCACCTGTCTAACTTTCATTAGTTTAGAGAATTGTACGGTTAATGATGAGGATTCTTCGGCTCTATTTTTATACCAATCATAATATTCCCCCATCAGGCCTTCATATAATTTTGATTTTAAACGTAAATAAATTGGTGTGATAATTTTATCAGGTAAATCCAATACCTCAGTCTTTAAACGTCTTAGTACTTGACGAGAAGTTCTATCTCTTAATTCTTCTAAATTAGACGCTCCTGAAGTATTCCAAATTTTTCTATTACCCGCTTTAAATTGATAACCTTGACAATAACGAATTGCATAAGCCATCCAATTCTGAGCCACAGGACTCTCAATTAGGTTCAACAAATTATAATAATTCATTGGTCGTGATGTCATTGGTGTTCCTGTTAATAACCATAACTTATCAGTTCGTTTACTGAAATGGTTAACTAATTTGGTTCTTTGAGCCTGTCCATTTTGGATATAATGTGCTTCATCAATAATAATTAAATCAGGATTGAATTGATAAATTAAAGTTTCTTCATTTTTTTTGATATCGTAGAAATTCTTTAAAATATCATAATTAACAATTACAAAATCGTGTTCTGTTGAAAAGTTTTTACCTTCTGCAATATAAACACTTCTATCCGTATAATTTTCAATCTCTCGTTGCCAATTAATTTTTAGAGATGCAGGACAAATTATAAGAATTCTTTTTGCTCCCGTTTCTATTGCTGCTATAATTGTTGAGGTTGTTTTACCTAACCCCATATCGTCAGCCAAAATAAATCTTTTGGAACCTGCTAATTTCTCAATCGCCTCCTTTTGGTGAGTAAGTGGAGGCCTATGACCATACTTTAAATAATCAATCTCAACCTTCTCAACCTTATGAGTTTTTAATAACGCTCCTTTAGGTAACCAAAAATCATGTATTTGTTCGTTATCAAGGACCTTACCCCAAATATGATATGATTTTTCTTTTTCAGCCAATAACTTTTCAACCCAAACTTCTTTAGGTATATCGGTATATAATTTTTCATCTGCAATCTTTTTTGCAAAGTATGGGTCTAACTCAACCCATTTTTTAGCGACCTTTGGAGACTTGTCATGGAAGTTAAGAATATATTCAGATTGGGCTCTTGTAGGGTAAAACTTCTTATTAGTTTCTTTTTGATATCTTAATTTTAAGATGTAGTTATTTCCACCTGAATATGTATCAAGTATTAACAAAGCATTTTGTTCAATAACATTAATTGTATTTCCTGTAATCAAAGATTTACGTTTTAGTTAAAAATAAGTATTAATAGGATATTTATCAATATGTCAGAGAATAAAGTTCCAATTACAAGAATAGGTAAATTTTTCGGTGCCGAAGATTACGACCTTGATATCTCCATGGGAGAAGAATGGTTGTATGGTGATATGAATTTCACATTAGTGTTATACCGAGTTGATAGACAAAAAACAAAAACGGATGATGTTTATGGTGAGACCATAACTGACGGGATTAAATTCTTACCTCCGATTGAATTTAAAGGACACGTACAAATCATGGCACCTGAAAATAAAAACTTGGGTAATTCTAAGATTGAACAGTTTGAACCTGGTAACTTGAAAGTTTCGGTTTATCAAAAACAATTGGATGAATTAGGAGTTGATATTAACTTTGGTGATTACATTGGGTACTATGAAACTGAGGATAGAGTTAGGTATTATACGGTGAATAATGATGGAAGGGTAATCTCTGATAACAAACATACTTACGCAGGGTATAGACCGTTCTACAGAACAATTATAGCGTCTGCGGTTGTGAATAATGAATTTAGAGGACTATAATGGATATACTAATCACAGAAAATCAGGTTGACGTATTAAGAAGGTTACACGAGATAGGTAAGATTGTTGACTATGTTATTGATTCGTTGAATGATGACATTAAACTAGGAGGGCCAGGTAATAAACCTGACAACTTCGGTGTGTATGAAAATTGGGTTAGTCAAAGAGTTAGTTCAATGTTTAAACGTAGATATCCCGATATTGATTTTGATAAATATGATTTTCGGTTGATTGTGTCAGGACAACATAATGATGAACTTAGAAAAGGTTTTAATAAAGTTAGAAAGAGAAAATGAAAATTATAATTACAGAAGAACAAAGAAAAATGATTCTTGAATCTGTTACAAATAATGAAGTAATTTGTGACAAATGTGGATGGGAATGGGATTTATCTGATGGAGGTGAAGACCCCTATATCTGTCATGAATGTGGACATAACAATTTCAAAGAAGATTACCGAGGAAAACGTGTTATGGTTTATTATAATTTACACAAACATACTTTTTCGGTTACTTATGACTCAATTGTTATAATGCACGCCGACTATGTTAAGTTAAAAGATGTTGAGTTTAGAGTTAGACAGGGGGGTAAAGAAAAAGTTAGAGGAGAAAAAAGAAAGAACGTTCACGCGTTTGTTATTGGAACATTAGTTGATTATTGTAAATATCCTTGTGAAAATATGCCTGAAGAAAGTAACGATAATATTGTTACTTACGACCCATACAAGTATGATAGTTTTGTTTATAAGTCAACTAAAGAACCTGTTTATAGAGCCAAAGAGGTTGATATGGTTAACCAAAAAAATAAATTATTCGTCATTAACGAAATAAGACAATATTAAGATGCCATTACCTAAGAAAATAAAAAAACATATTCCGTTAACAGAATCAAAAACTCTTTTACCAAGAAGACAAGAGTTAGTTGATAAGATAAATAAAGATGGTACTTATTTACCAAAATCTTTATTACATGCCGATTTAGATAGAGGGTTTTTAGATTTTGTTAAAGACGAATTAAAAACTATTGTTGACGGTAAAAAAATACCAACAATTGATATATTAGTTACAACTCAAAATTGGGCTCAATTTACTGAGACTTGGAATTTACAAAATATTGATAAGAATGTTGAACCACCATTTATAACAACGGTTAGAGTTCCTGAAGTTAAATTCGGAACCAATCCCGCAGTGTTATATAATATCCCAAACAGAAGACAGTATTTTTACGCTCAAGTTCCAACATGGGATGGGCAAAGAAGTGGTACAGATATTTATAAAATTCCTCAACCTGTTCCTGTTGATATTAGTTTTACGGTTAAAATTGTTTGTAATAGAATGAGAGAACTTAACGAGTTCAACAAAAACGTAATTGAAAAGTTTGCGTCTAAACAAGCGTATCAAGTTATCAAGGGTCATTACATTCCAATTGTAATGGGTAATATTTCTGACGAATCAGTAATGGAATTAGAAAAAAGAAAGTTCTACATCCAAAGTTATGAATTCACAATGTTGGGATTTTTAATCGATGAAAATGAGTTTGAAATTTCACCAGCAATTTCACGAGTTTTACAAGTTGTTGAGTTTGAGACGGGGGTTACTAAACGACAACCTAAGAAAGATATTTTTAAAGGTGGTAATGAATTATCAGTTTTATTTGTTGTTGGTAACGATACCAATTCACAAATATTTGATTATACCACAAATATTTTAATTGGGTCAACAATTAATGTTGAATCCTTTGATGTGTTCATTAATAATGATTATTATGGTTCAGATTTGACCGAAATTCAAATTAATACTAACGACAAATTAAAAATTGTTGTTATTAAACAAGACAGTGGTCAAGAATCAACAATTAACTTAATAAGTAACTTACTTTAATTCTCACCGTAGATATCGGGCTTTTCCTTACACTTCTCTATAATCATTCTTTCTAAGAACCGATACATCTTGATACCATTCTTTTCACAATATGTCTTTAGGATATCGTGAACCTCAATTGATATCTTTAAGTTCTTTATTTTTTTCTCTTTGTTCTCCATGGTAGAAAAAAGGTAGAATTTATTCTACCCAATTTATAAATACTTGCAATAAAGTAAAGTATTTTGGTTTTTTCACTAATATTTATCTATAAAATAAATTAACAAGCTAAAAGAAAAAAAATAATGGCAACAAACAACAAAGTATTCGTATCTCCTGGAGTGTATACCTCTGAAGTTGATTTGAGTTTTGTAGCACAAAGTGTAGGTGTTACAACTTTAGGTATTGTTGGTGAGACTTTAAAAGGTCCCGCTTTCGAACCTATCTTTATCAGAAACTTCGATGAGTTTTCATCATATTTTGGAGGAACATCTCCTGAAAAATTCATAAACACTCAAATACCTAAATACGAAGCGGCTTACATCGCTAAATCTTATTTACAACAATCTAATCAATTGTTCGTAACAAGAGTATTAGGTTTGTCAGGTTATGATGCTGGACCATCTTGGTCAATTACTACTAAAGCAAACGTTGACCCATCAACAGTAAATTTTTATTGTGAAAGTGCAACAACTATTGATTGTGTTACAGAATGTATAGATATATTAACGGTTGATTTCGAGATTGATTTCACAGGTTGTACTGATAGTACATCAAGTATTACATTTACAAACCCATCTCAAATCCCAACAATGATTGCGGATAGACTTAATTTACCATACGAAAATTTTGACGGTAGTGTTACAACTTTAAATAGTGGAATGCTTAACCAAATATTTGGTGTTATGAATGACGTTGACCCGTTCACTGCTGAAACAGTAAATATTAATTATTATGGTACTATTGATTCTAATGATTATAACTCATTGTCTACTCAATTTACCGATGAAACAAATGTTTTAGGTGTTCCAAGTGTAAGTTCAGAATTAGAAGATTATTCAGCACCACAAAATGACCCTTGGTATTACGCATTATTTGATAATTTAGGTAGTGGTAATTATAGTGGTTATTCATATTGGTCAATCGTTTCAGGTTTAACTGATATCACGACTACTACGACAACAACTAGTACGTCAACTACAACTACAACAACTAACCCTTGTGTGACACCAACACCAACGTCAACTACAACAACTACAACTGCAAAACCTGTTAAATGTTTCTCAGGTATTTTGAAAGGTAGAGTTTATGTTTACTCAGGTATGTCATTTACTGATTATGATGATTTGGTAGTTGCAACTTTACGTTCAAGAGGTTTAGCGACTTACGGTAGTGATGACGGAGCGGTTTATGAAGTAACAGGATTGACAGATGTACAAATGGTTTGTACTAACCAATATTCAGGTGTTACTAAAAACCCATACTCAACATTTGCATTAAATGTTACAAATAATGACGGACAACAATTCTTCTTTGAAACTTCATTGTCTAACTCAGATAGTAAATACATTGCTAAAGTATTTGGACAATCTAATTTTGCAAAACCAAAAGATGTTGTTCCTGTATTTGTTGAAGAAAGATTCCAAACGTTATTAACTTACGGTTATAGAAAAGGATATATTAGAGGTTTAAGTTGTGACTTAACTGCTTTACCTGATGCTAGACAAGGTGTTGACCCAACGTCAATCGCTTGGTACTTAGAAAAATATCAATCTCCAACATCACCTTGGGTTGTTTCTGAATTAAGAGGTACTAAAGTGTACAACTTATTTAGATTTACAACTATTGCTGATGGAGACGTTGCGAATACTGAAGTTAAACTTTCAATTGCAAACATTTCATTTAACAATGGAACATTTGACGTTCTTGTAAGAGACTTCTTTGATTCAGATAACAATCCTGTAGTTATTGAGAAATTTACTAACTGTACAATGAACCCTAATGATAATAGTTTTATCGCTAAGAAAATTGGTACTTTAGACGGTGAATACGCATTGAACTCAAAATACATTATGTTGGAAATTAATGAGGATGCTCCGATTGACGCATTACCTTGTGGATTCCAAGGATATAACTTTAGAGAATATGCAGGTGTAAGACCTCCATTCCCAATTTATAAAACTAAATACGATTACCCAGGTGAAGTGGTTTATGACCCACCATTCGGTTTGTCTTCAGGAGCTAATGACTCAAGAACAAGTCCTGGTGACAATGTTCGTAGAACTTATTTAGGTATCTCTGACACTATTGGTATTGATGTTGACTTCTATTTATATAAAGGTAAACAATTACCATTAGATGTTTGTACAGATATTACAGGTGACGATTGGGCTTACAGAACAAGAGGTTTCCACATGGATATTAACGCAAGTGGTATCACAATTCCAAACGGATTTGCAACAAGTGGGACACCAGCATACTATGTAGGTTCTGCACCGTTTACTTCAGACCCTGAAAATGAGTCTAACCCTTATTACAGATTATACGCTCGTAAATTCTCATTACTATGTCAAGGAGGATTTGACGGATGGGATATCTATACAGAACATAGAACAAATGCTGATAAATTCATGTTGGGTAAACAAGGTTATAAAAATGGGGCTTGTCCTTCATTCAAATATCCAACTGCAACAGGATGGGGAGCGTTCAAACAGATTACTGTTGGGAACAACTCAACTGATTTTGCAAATACTGACTACTACGCTTACTTATTAGGACAACAAACATTCTCTAATCCTGAAGCGGTAAACATTAACGTATTCGTTACTCCTGGTATTGATTATGTTAACAACCCTAACTTAGTGGGTGACGCGATTGAGATGATTGAGTTTAACAGAGCTGACTCAGTTTATATCTGTACAACTCCTGACTATAACATGTTTGTTCCTACAACAGGTAACCAATTAGATTTGATTTACCCACAAGAGGCGGTAGACAATTTAGAGACTGCAGGAATTGACTCTAACTACTCGGCAACTTATTACCCATGGGTATTAACAAGAGATACTGTTAACAACACACAAATCTATCTTCCACCAACTGCGGAGGTAACAAGAAACTTGGCGTTAACAGATAACATCGCTTTCCCTTGGTTCGCTGCGGCGGGTTACACTCGTGGTATTGTAAACGCAATCAAAGCGAGAAAGAAACTTACTCAAGAAGATAGAGATACTCTATACAAAGGTAGAATCAACCCAATTGCAACCTTCTCTGATGTAGGTACTGTAATTTGGGGTAACAAAACTCTACAAATTAGAGAGTCTGCACTTGACAGAATTAACGTAAGAAGATTGTTATTACAAGCTCGTAAGTTGATTTCAGCGGTTTCAGTAAGATTGTTGTTTGAACAAAATGACCAAAAAGTAAGACAAGATTTCTTAGATGCGGTTAACCCTATCTTAGATGCAATCAGAAGAGACAGAGGTTTATACGATTTCCGTGTAACAGTTTCTTCAGACGTGGCTGACTTAGACAGAAACCAAATGACAGGTAAAATCTATATCAAACCAACTAAATCTCTTGAGTTCATAGACATTACGTTCTACATTACTCCAACAGGTGCATCGTTTGATAATATCTAAAAATAATTTTAGGACAAGTCGGTTAAAAAATCGGCTTGTCCTTATTTATTAATATGACAATGATAAGAAAAGGAAGATATATTAATGAAGGGTTGACTGAGGAGGGAACTCCTGACATGAAGTATTATGCTTTTGATTGGGATGATAATATCATGATTATGCCAACAAAAATTATTTTAAAAGATGAAAGTGGTGATGAGGTTGGAATGACAACTGAAGACTTTGCGGAATATAGAACTGAAATTGGTAAAGAACCTTTTGAATACGAGGGACATACTATTGTTGGTTTTGCTGAGGAACCTTTCAGATACTTTGGTGTTAAAGGTGACAAACAATTTATTATTGATTCTTTAACCGCAAAACCAGGACCTGCATGGGACGACTTTGTGGAAGCAATTAATAATGGGTCTATCTTCTCAATAATAACTGCAAGAGGACATACCCCAAGTGTATTAAAGGAAGCAATCTATAACCTTATCATTTCAAACCGAAATGGAATATCTTCAAAAGAGTTAGTTAAGAATTTAGAAAAATATCGTGAATTAGCCGACCAAGAAAATACGTCTCCAAAAGAAATGATTCGTGAATATTTGGACTTATGTAAATATCATCCTGTAAGTTATGGTGAAGGTTCCGCAACTAATCCTGAAGAAGGTAAAGTTAAAGCGATGAAAGAATTTATTAACTATATTAAAGAAACTTCTTCAAATATTAATAAACAGGCATATTTAAAGAATAAAGTATCCAACAGATTTGTATTACCTAAGATAGGTTTTTCAGATGACGATATAAGGAATGTAGAAACAATGAGAAAGAATTTTGATAAAGACGACTTAAATATTTATCATACAAGTAAAGAAGGTAAAAAGAATTACTAGAACTGGACTAGTAGAAGATTAAAATTAAAAAAATAAAAGTAAAGAGAAAAAATTTCATCTCTGTATATTTATAGAAATAAACTAAACAAAAAAACAAAAAACAATACAATGGCTGATTTACTAATGAAAATGCCGATTCCTTACGAACCGAAAAGACAAAACAGGTTCATTCTTCGTTTCCCTTCTACTTTGGGAATTAACGAATGGTTTGTGGAATCAACATCAAGACCTCATATAACAATTAACCCTGTTGAGATTCCGTTCTTAAATACTTCAACGTATGTTGCAGGACGTTTCACATGGGGAACTATTAACGCTAAATTCCGTGACCCTATCGGACCTTCTGCATCACAAGCCTTAATGGAATGGGTACGTTTATGTGCTGAGTCTGTAACAGGTCGTATGGGTTATGCTGCAGGTTATAAGAAAAACATTGACCTTGAAATGTTAGACCCAACAGGAGTTGTTGTGGAAAAATGGATTATGGAAGGTACTTTTTTATCTGACGTTAACTTTGACACCTTAGCTTACAATACTGATGCTATCGCAAGTATTACTGCGACATTACGTATGGACCGTTGTATTTTAGTTTACTAATTTTTGTTTTATTATTATAAATGAATCCTGTGCAGAAATGTACGGGATTTTTTTTTGTAAAAAAAGTATTCTCTTTATAAAAAACAAAGGTAACCTATATTTTATAATAAAACAAACATATTATGGACCAAGATTTAATTAAAGCTGGAACTGAAGGGTTTAGTCTACCACATGACGTTGTAGGATTACCCACAGGAGGTGTATTTTACAAATCAAAAAAGAAAACTGTTAAAGTAGGTTATTTAACCGCGAACGATGAAAATATATTATTGGGGGCTGCTCAAAACGCAAACACTGATGTAATTCTTTCATTACTTAGAAATAAACTATACGAAACTGATATTAGACCTGATGAACTTTTGAATGGTGATATTGAAGCGTTGATGATTTTTTTAAGAAACACATCATTTGGACCTGAGTATAACGTCACTTTAAATGACCCCAAGACAGGAAAACCATTCACTTCAACAATCATTTTAGATGAATTGAATATTAAACAGTGTGAATATAAACCTGATGATAACGGTTTATTTACAACTAAATTACCTAAAACAGGTGTAACTGTTAAACTTAAACCATTAACTTATGGTGAGGTTATGGAATTGGGTAAAATGGCTGACCAATACCCTGCAGGTAGAGTCGCACCAACTGTGACATGGAGATTAAATAAACAAATCCAAGAAGTTGACGGTACTACCGATAAAGGACAGATTGCAATGTTTATTGAAGCGTTACCAATTATGGACTCAAAGTATATCCGTAAATTTATGAAAGATAATGAACCGTCTTTAGACCTAACAAAAACACTACAAGCCCCGTCTGGAGAATTGGTAACCTTTGAAGTTGCCTTTGGGGTGGAGTTTTTTCGGCCTTTCTTCTAATTACCGACAATATCTTATTGAGGAGTACTACCTAATGGCTAAGTTTCTCAGAACATCGTATTCTGATTTCCATATTATGCCGACCTACATGAGAAAATTTCTTATTGATAAAATCATAGAACATAACACACCCAAAAATTAATTTAAAAAAGGGGTGTGTTATGTATTTATAATAAAACAACTTAAATGGCTGATTCAGGTGGTACTATAAATGATATAAAATCTTACACAAGTAATCTACTTAGTGAGTTTAAGACTGCATTCATGTCTAACTTTAATGTTGACGAAATTAAAAAACAAATTAAGGAGGTTGATGAGGCAGCTTCTATAGTTACTAAACAATTTGGACAAGGTAGAGAACAGATTGTTGCGATTAAAGCGGCAATGGCCGATGCGGTAACAAGTGTCACCGCTTTAGGAGGAGGTTTTTCAGATATTGCTGAGATTCAAAGAAATATAAGTGATAGTTTAGGTAGGAATGTAATAGCTAGTACCGAATCTTATGAAAAAATTTACGCGTTAAAACAAGTTCTTGGAGAAGCCTCAGCAGGTATGATTAAATCATTTAAAGACGCAGGTTACTCAGCGTATCAGGCGGGAAGTCAAATGGAGAAGGTGGTTAATACCGCAAGAGAAATAGGGGTAAACGCAACCGCAGTATCCTCACAAGTTCTAAGTAATATGGACATGTTAAACAAATACACATTCCAAGGAGGTGTTGAAGGTTTGGCAAAAATGGCCGCTCAAGCGATTAATTTACGAATCTCGGTTACAGATATCAAAGGTGCTATGGAGAAAGCGTTTAATCCTGAGTCCGCAATTGATATGGCAGCGTCATTACAAAGGTTAGGTGTTGCTCAAGGTGATTTATTAGACCCATTAAGATTAATGGATATGGCACAAAATGACCCCGCTGAGTTAATGAATCAAATTGGGGAGATGTCCCAACAATTTGTTCAACTTAACAAAGATGGACATTTTGAAATTATGCCAGGGGCTAAAAGACAATTGATGGAGATTGAATCCTCTATGGGGTTAACACAAGGTAGTTTATCAAAAATGGCGTTAAGTTCTGCAGAATTAGATGATAAAATGTCTAAGATTAGATTCCCTGAGTTTGCAACAAAAGAACAACAACAGTTAATTGCCAATATGGCTGAGATGGACACCAATGGTGAATATAAAATTACCATGACTGATGAAAAAGGTGAGAAAGTTACAAAATCAATTACCGAGATTAATCCTTCAGACATTGAAAAATTAAAAGAAGCCTCAGCCCCAAAAAGTATGGAGGACTTGGCCAAGGACCAATTAAATACTCAACAGTCTATGGATGCAAGTCTTAAAACTTTGGCAGGTAGAACGGGATACGCATTGGCGGGTACTAAAAGTATTACTGACGCACAAAACGCGGGTAGAGAAGTATACTCAAAAGTTCCAAAAATACCAGGGGAATCGTTTTCAATTAAAGGACTACGAGAGAATATGGGTGAAGGTTTAGATAACTTTATAAAAGCTATTGGTGATGGTAAACCTATGGAAGCTCTTATGGGTGCTGCCGCAGGAACCGCAAAATTTTTAGATACTGCTTTTAAAGAATCGTTTGAAAATACTAAAACTGTTATTGACGAATTGGGGAAATCAACAAATCCTGTAATAACGGCGTTTGAAAAAATTGGTAAAAGTACAGTTAATGCGGTTGCTGAACATGAAAATATTAAAGTGAAAGATTTTACTATTGAAACACACCCTGAAGATAAATTAGTAATGGCAGGAGGAACTAATCTTGATGGAAATAAAAATTCAGGGAATTCAACTCAAACTGATACAAAAACAACTGCCGATATTAATTTGAATATTAAGATTGAAGCACCTTCAAATATTGACACCGCTCAACTAATGTTAGCCTTCAATGACCAATCAGTTAGACAACAAATGATTAGTGCATTTCAAAAAGGTTTGAGTGATAGTAATGGTTCAGGTCCTTTAAACCCTATTGAAGCAAGAAAACAAATGATGAATCTTGGTAATATGGTGTAAAAATAAAGATGAAACCTATTTATAAATAAAAATAATACATGACAGGGAGTACATTATCTTTCACATCGTCCGCAAGTTTTAGAGATAGTTTACTATCTAAAAATTTGGCACCATATACTGTTTCAGGTGTATACACTCCACCTTCGGGTCCTATTAGTTATGAGGTAGTCCAAAACGTCTCAGAAGTGATAGATTCTCCTGATAGTTTAATAAGTGATGACCCTTTTGCACAACAACTATATCCATTAAATGAATATGGTCCTGAGGGGGGTTATAATTTAAATATTACTTACAATAACCCACCGTTACCTGTTAACTCAAATCAAGGTGAGTATAGTCCTAACGATACTGTTTTAGATTTAGTTAATGAATTTTATATTGATGCGGGATATATTGAAAATAGATATGGACCTGATGGAGGATTTAAAGACATGGTTATTATTGATACCCTTCAAAACAATAATAAAATTTATCAACCATATTGGAATCCACCAACGTTTGTACCTTCATTATACACACCGTTTGAAATTCTAACTTCAACGTCACCTGTTGGTTCTGACGGACCATTATCTCAAGATTCTTATCTTGCTAAGATAGGTGCAATAACATTAAAAAGTTTATTTGAAGATAGAATAGCCCTTGAGATTTATCAAAATACTGTTGGTGCGGTTAACTTACAATCACTACAAGACCCTTTTGAGGCAAGTTTATTAGCCACAGGACAACAACCTTTAATTTATAAAAATTGGAAAATCACGGTTCCTGAAAACCCTGTTTTTGCGGCAATTGACTTTGCAACAAGATTGGCGGGAGCGTATTGGCCTGTTTCACCAATCCCTGGAGATTATTTTGATGAGAATGATTTAAATAGTCAAACACCACAAACATCAAACGCGTTAAATGTAACGAATCAATTAACAGGAGGATTCTTAGGACCGATTTTAAATAAATCAAGAAACCCATCGGAAATATTTATTGCCAATACAGGTAATGGACAGAGGTCCGCATTATTTGCAAACATTGATTATAATAGATACAAACCAGGTTATCCAAAAAGTTTTGGTGGTTTATTAGGAGTTGGACAAGCTTTAGTTAATTTGGCCGTTAATTTAATTAACCCTGATAATGGAACACTTGTAGGTGGTTATTATGTTGGTAGTAAAAATGCTGAACCGTCAACAATTACCTCACCTTCTAATCAAATCCCTGTTGACCCATTTGGAAAACAAGTTCAGACACCTGTATATGGTCCGTCTGAATTGGGTATTTTATTTGAGGGTAATGAAAAACAAATTAACTTTGGTCTTGCGGGTAAATCATCAAGTGATGGTGGAGGTATTGATGGTCAATTTGTTTGGGTTTCACCTAAGTATAAAGACAATGCTGGATTCCACGCAACTCCTGGAGGTGGTTCAGGAAGTATGGACCAACAGTTTAATCAGATTAGTTCAAATTACCTGAAAGATGAATCAACAAATATTACTTTCAAACAATCGTCAATCCTTGACCAAACTCAAAGATTAGTTGATTCTGCGGATAATGTTACGGGAATCAATAGATTAAAACACGTTGGTAATGCAATCAACCAAGTCAGTAAAGTATTCAATGATGGGTATAAAGAAATGACCAAAGGTTCTCAAGTATTGTCTTATACTGATAATACAACAGGGGGAGAAGTTGGTATTGAATATTGTAGAGTGTTCACTAAGGATACACCATATTATACTTATGCTGACTTACAAAAAACTGATGGTATTACTACTTCAGGAAGAAGATTTACTAATTCAGTATTTGATAATACATACAATTTAAATATCGCCCCATTAAAAAATCCTGGCTCAACAAACATTGTTGCTGACGGACCTAATGGTATTGGTGGTTACGCTAAAAAATATATGTTCTCAATTGAGAACTTAGCTTGGAGAACATCAAGTAGACCTGGATTTACTTACGATGAATTACCCGTATGTGAAAAAGGACCGAATGGAGGTAGAGTTATGTGGTTTCCACCATATGATATTAAATTTACCGAAACAAGTTCACCGTCTTTCCAAGGAACAGATTTCTTAGGAAGACCTGAACCTATTTACACATATAAAAGTACTTCAAGAACAGGAACACTGTCTTGGAAAATGATTGTTGACCACCCTTCAGTTATGAATATTGTGGTTGAAAAACAATTAAAAGGTCAAAATAAAGAAAGAATTAATTCAATCATCGATTCATTTTTTGCTGGTTGTGTTAAGTTTGACATTTATGAATTAGCCAAGAAATTTAATACGATTCCTGTTAAGGATTTATACACTTATCAAGAAATATTAAATAACCCAAGATTAACTGATGAAGAATTATCAGGTATTAATAAGTCAATTCCTAAAGAGAATACGGACACGAGTGGGGATAATCAAAATACTAATACAGGTAGTAAAACTACTGAAGATACCACAGGTTCAGGTTTTATTGATACATTTAAAGAATTGGCGTTTTATTTTCATAATGATAGACCTGACCCTAATACTAATAGTACGGTGTCAAGTTTATCTTATGACCAAACATTTGGACCTTATGAGGCGTTATTACCAACTTATGTGACTAAAGCAAACACATTATTTAGTGACACCGCGAATTTTTGTAAAAAAACAGGTAATGTAGTTGGAACAAGTGGTGATGCTAAAACAAACATTGATTTAGGTGAAACTTATGACGTTTATTGTAAAAACGCTAAACCCGTTGAAGACTTTTTTAATAAAGTAGTTAAATCAAATTACAATAAAATTGCTAATGATGATGAGAACTTTATTAAAAAGGCTTATGAAATAATTAATGATAAAAAAGGTGAAATAACAGTAACTTTAATTGGTTCTGCATCGGCACCCGCACAAGAAAACTACAATAAAAACCTATCACAAAGAAGGATTGATTCAGTTAAGAAATTTTTTAAAACGTTCAAAACTAAAGACGGTATTAGTATTGGTGACTTCATTGATAAAAAATTCTTTATTAAGTCGGAACCTGGTAATGGTGAAAATATTGTAATACCAAAAGGTGAATTGGGTATTGGTTTTGAAGTTGATTGTACAATAGATATTTCAGGGGGAACTGCAAATATTACGGATAATAAATCTGCGGACGTTTACTCAGTAAATGCTATGGCTTGTAGACGTGTTAAATTTTCAGAAATTAAAGTTACAATTCCACCTATAGTTGAACCTGTTACTCCTGAAGTACCAAAAGAAATACAAACAATAAATGTTGATGTACCAAAACCAGCACCAACTGTTGAATATGTCCAAAAGTTAAAAGAAGGTATTAGTAAAAAAATATTAAGAAATTTATTATCTGAGTGTGATTATTTTGAAGTTGTTAAGGAAGAAAATCCAATGGTTTATGACTCGTTTAAAGAGAAAATCAGATACTTTAATCCTGCGTTCCACTCAACAACACCTGAAGGTTTAAATGCTCGTTTAACTTTCTTAAATCAATGTGTTAGACCTGGTGAAACAATACCAGTAATTGGTACTGATGGTAAACCAAAATACAACGATGCGGTTAATACCTCATTCGGGGCACCACCTGTATTAATATTAAGATTAGGGGATTTTATTAATACTAAAATTATTCCTACGGCATTGTCATTCACTTACGACCCGTTAATGTTAGACCTAAACCCTGAAGGTATTGGTATTCAGCCAATGATTGCGAGTGTTAGTATGTCCTTTAACATTATTGGTGGTATGGGATTAAAAGAACCTGTAGAACAATTACAAAACGCATTATCGTTTAACTATTACGCGAATACTGAGATATACGATGAAAGAGCGGTTTGGACTGAAGATACGTCAGCGTTAGATAAACAAGTTGTTGATGCGATTTTAGCGTCTCAAACACCTGCAACCACTAAAGATGTTACTAATCCACCAACAAATAATGGAGGGACTACCATTGGTGAAATTATTACTAATATACCAATTGTTAGTGGACAAACGGGTGAAATCGGATATCAAAAAATAATGGATAGCTTATTAACAGAGACTAAAAATTATTTTGAATTAGTCACAAATAAATTAGAGAGTATTAACTCAAGTTATAATTATGGTGTAGTTCAGATGTTAAATATCCAACGACAATTTACAGGCGGTACTATTAGCGGTCAAACATCACCACTTAATCTTGAATCTCCTGTGGATATATATGGTAAACCTGTTTATACCGAGAATGGTACGGATTTAATCAAACTTCAATTTACAAATGCAATCAGTGACATTAACTCAAATACAAATCCTATTTTAGTTAAATTATTACCACATCAATTTCCTGATAGTGTTCTTAGAGATGTTAGAACTAACATGATTCAATACCTTAACAGTATGGAGAGTACGTTCTCAAATGGTATTACAACAACAATGCAAGAAGTTGTTACTTTTGAACAAACTTATGTACAAATTATTAGAAAATTAGATTTAATTGCGGATTTAACAGACGGTAAAATTTTGGATACTAATTTACCAAGAGTTTATAATTTAAGTGCGACAACACAAGTTAGTTCATCAAGTAAAACCTCAACACCAGTACCCTCAACAACATATGAGGAATTTGGATATGATTACTTAACTTTAAATAAAGCAACAACTAAATTCAATGACTTATTGGGAAGTGCTGATTACCAAGTGGCCTTTGGGACTAGCCCGTGGAATGGTGGTAATTTTAGAGTTTTAAATACTAACGTATTAAAAGACGAATACGATAAAACATTCTTTTTTATTATGGCTAGAATCCTTTCGGATAAAAATAAAAAAGATGAATTTATTAATTACGTTATTAAAGGTACTTTAGTTAACGTGACAACACCTGTTAAATTAAAAAATAAATTTGAAAAAATTGTGGATGATTTATCTGATGATTATAAAAAAGAATTAAAAGATGAAGAAAAAATGTTTGACAAATTAAAGAAAGAGAAAGTTTATAAAGATTTAACTAATGGTATTGAGGATACTATGTACCCTAAAGGTAAGACAAGAAAATTTGAATATGATACAGTACCAAATCCTGCTACGGAGGCGGCTCAAAAAGAAAAAATCTTGAATTTATATAAATCAATAAATGTTAATGATGTTGTAACAACCTATAAAGGTAAAATTAAATTTACATAACAATGGCAAAACAAAATTATAATAGATATAGTGACTTTATTCTTGATGGACAACAAACCATTGTTCCATATATTACTTTACCTACTAAATCTACAGATAAACGATATATTTATAAAGTTGGTCAATCTAGGATGGATAAGGTTTCTCAACAATATTTCAGTTCCCCAACATTTGGGTGGTTGATTATGATGGCAAACCCAATATATGGTGGACAAGAATGGAATATTCCTGACGGTGCTATCTTGACAATTCCATTTCCTTTAGTAGCTTCTTTACAGGACTATAAAAATCAATTAGATAACCATTTCTTCTATTATGGTAGGTAATCAACCAGAAAATATATTAGTAGAGTTTGACTATAACAACATTACAGTAATTGACCCCAACAAAGTTGTGGACGAATTTGGTGTTGCTAAAGAAAGACACGTTAACCAAGAGGACTTGGTTATGTACGCCAATTTGGAATGTAAAGTTATTCCAAGAACTAAACTCTCAGTTGGTACTGCGAACAATGATGCGATTCAGACAATCTCTGTTGCGTCTATGAACTTCCTAAAACCTGGAGGTAAAACTTTTTTAGATAACAGTTATACAGATGAGATAACGGGTAAAGATTCTATTAAAGGTGAAGGAGTTAATCAACCAAAACAAACATCAGTATCTAACCCTAAGAAAGATAATGATTTCTTTATTAGACAAACAATAAATTCAGGTGGTAAGCCAGGAGCAACCGATAACGGGTTATTGGGTATTACAAGTATCACTATTAAACAAAACACATCGTTCATGTCAACAATTACTGTTGAAATGGAAGACGTTAAAGGTCGTGCATTGTTTGAATCGGGTGATAATTCACCATACGCAGCATTTTTTAATTTACCCTATCCTTTATTTTATTTAACGGTTAAGGGTTATTATGGTAAAGCGGTTAGGTTACCAATAATGTTACAGACGTTCACTTCACGATATAACACAGGGTCAGGTAACTTCCATATTACTTTAACATTTTTAACTTACAAATATACAATCCTAAGTGAAGTTCCTATGGGATATTTGGTTGCTGCCCCGCACATGTATAAATCAAGAGTGAAGATTCAAACAACAAGTGGTAACGCAAGTCAATTCTCTAATGTTGATGATACAATCTATGAAAGAGGATATCAGAAGATTAAAGAGATGTATAGTGAGTATAAAACTAAAGGATTAATCCCTGATGACTTCCCTGAGATTACCCTTGTCCAAATGCAGAACAGAATTGAAAATTTCGTAAAGAATATTTTAGATTCATTTACTAAACAAAACTTAGACCCCTTAAGTCATGTTGACGAATACCAAAAAGTTTTAATTGATTATGGTAAGGATGTTTATTACGCCGCGGGTACATCATGGTTTGACAAATACATGGATAAAACTAATTATTTTGTTTTAAAAAATTCCACAGGTAATAATAATGACCAACTTAAAATATATAGTTTTAAACCTGAGATTAAAACTTCAAAACAAAGAGAAGATGCTAAATCGGAATTAAAAAGTATTATTGAAAAAAACAACAAACTTTTAAATGAGAATGAGACTGTTGGTAAAAATGGTAAATATAAAATCGATGGAAAAGAAACACCTTGTCAAATTGTGTGTGACATTAACTATGAAATTTTCCCTATTGAAATACAATCTACTGACGTTGATTTAAAAGAAACATTTAAACAAAAAAATAAAGATAAGGAACCTACTGATGTTGAGTTATTGGAATTACAAGCTAATTTAGAAAAAAACAATATTTTTAACAGTGGCGAGATAGTAGAAAAAGATGGTTCAAAACAACCAATATATACATATTATATTTTTGAAGGTACTAAAAAGTTTACGGACAAATTAGACAAACTTTCAAAAGATTTAAAAACAAAACGAGAAGAGATTGAAGTTAAATTAACTGACGCACTATCAAAACTACTACAAAGTAAAGATAGTGGTATAGGGTTTGTCCCAAACATTAGAAACGTATTGGCGGTTGTCTTTGCAAATGGAGAGGCGTTCTTACGAATGATGGATGACGTTCACACATCGGCGTGGGAACAAAGAGATAACAAATATAGAAAAGAAGTTATATTTGATAAACAAATTGCGGGAGCGTCTGCCGATAATATAACTTCAGGTGATAATAGTAAACAACCTGTATATCCATGGCCACAATTAATTGTTGAGACTGCGGGTGAGGATGGACATGAGAAATATGAAATAACTTATCCTGGTGACCCAAAGATTATTAATAGAAGTAAGGGTTATTTATTTAATGTGTGGCCTGAAATTGAGTTTGTTGAAGAATTTATTAAAGGACTTACGGAAAGAACATTACCTCCTGCGGACCCTACCGCAACATCAAATGAATTAGTTCAAAGTGAAAGAATCTCTATTGATGCAATTGAATTCCCAATAGGAAATTGGGTATACGGTAATAAAGAAGAAGTTAAATATTTCTTTGAAATATACGAAAGAGTTATTTTAAATTCTTATTATTCAAGATTCTCAAGAAGTAATGGGTTTGTTAGTGATTCAGATAAAATCAGTAATTTAATTGCCGAAGCGGAAAAAAGTAATATTGTTAAAAGTCTATCTAACGATAATCCATTCATCATCCAAAAGTTAAAACAATATGGGTTTAATGCAAGTAATTTTGCAACTATTCTAAGACAGTTTTCAAACGGAGGGTTAGGTGAAAGTTGGCAGAATTATATTAGAGGTATTTTTAATACTCCATATATTAAAAATTTAGTTAATAATAGTAGTTTTGAATTTATAAATTACAATGTTATTAATAGTGCTTCAGCACAACCATTGGTTTCATTACCAAATGAATCTGGTATGACGGAATATATTTCAGGGTCAACAACATCTAATAAATTTGATTTAGCGGATACCTTCCCGTTTACTAATAAAAATTGGGATAGTAAGTATTTGGCTAACGGGACAACAATCTTAGATGCTAATGGTTCTCTTGACACTAGAAAAACTTTAAAGTATGACCAAAACATTAAATCTATAACGAGTAATGTTGGAAGTAATACTAATGAAGTTAGACCGATAACTAACTTTGTTTATTTGTCAAGTCAAGTTCCAAATGTAAGTAGTTCAACAAGTCTAAAAGAATTCTATAGTAGTAGGACTTTTGAATCTCAGTTAATTACTGAAGGTAACGTTAGATATTATGATTATAGTGGTTTGGTAAGTAACGACCAAACAACATCTATATTGAACACCCCTTATTTTGTGAATTCAATCCAAGAAGGAGTTAAGAATTTTAGAAATAATGATGAGTATCCATTTGCATCATCTGCCTACTTGTTCATTAACAGTTTACCATTAGGGACTTTAAGAGAAAAGTATAAAACTTATAGTAATGGTGCAACAACCGATTTGGATTATATTTTTGCAACCCTTAAAAAATTTGGTGCTATTCATAAAATACCATACGCTTGGATTTTAAAAATTGGTTCTGTTTGGTATCGTTATAAAAAATATATTGAAGAGGGTGTTGATATCTTGGATAAATCATGGTCGGGATTTAGTTATACTACTAACTTTGACCCTGTTACAAGTGCGAACACTCGTAACTATGGTTTAATCATAAATGGAGCCCCGATTGATATTGTATTACAAAAAGATACTGCAATAGGGTCTGAATTATCTACTCTAATCAATGTTGGTTTTTACCCAAAGTTAATAAACGACTTTAATGTATTCTACCAAGGGTATGAAGTATTTTCAGGATATACTGATACATTAATACAATCAGGGATAACCTCAGGAGTATCTATCAATTATGTTGATGAAGCGATTATTAATTTATCCGAAGGATTTGACCCTGCGGTTCCTCTTAGAGATTTGAGAGTTATTCCTTGGTCAGTAACCGTTGATACTGTTGATGGTAATTATACGTATATTATGCCATCAGAGGGTTCTGTTTTAAATCAAACGTTAAATGAATGTTTTGAAAACGGGAAACTTAAATTTGAAGTTAATTCTAATCAAGCAATGTACGATGGTTCTGTCAGATTATTTTGGGGATTACCTAACTATGGTTATTTTGATAACTCAAAACTTAGTAAACCGTCACCATTTGTGTACATGAAACAAATTTTCTCAGGTCAAAGCAAACAGGAAAACTTCTCAATTAACGGGACCAATAGTGAATATTCACAAATTAGTGAAATGTTGTCTGTTTTTGAAAAATCTGTATTAGATGAATTTGAAACCGTCTTTTTAAATTTCTCAAAATCGGTTTACGATTATTCACCTGATACTATAACAAATAGTTCATCACAAAATGAGGCGATTGCAAGTGCGTTAGGGGTTAGCCCAACTGATATTAATACTAGTGGAGATACTAATGGTGTTGTTACAGATACTGAAAAGACTTTTAAAAACTTCCAAATGTTATTTAGAAGTTTAATGAAGACTCCAAAAGTAACAGGTGAAACAGGGACCGATATTGTAAATAAAATACAAAACGCTCAAGTAACAAATGTTACAAATGTTCTAAAACAATTCTTAAATTACGATGTTGTATTTAAATACGGTAACCCTTCATTTTACGATAAGAAATTGTTTTATACTTTCTCATCATTACCATTAACAGAACCATATACGTGGGGAAGTTATAATTCATTCACACCTGGTTCAGTCCCTACAAATGGTGGAGGTGTTACATTAACAACATCTAAAAGTAATTATCCTAATGAATGGATTGCTTTACAAACATATGTTGGTTTTTCAGAAATACCTGAATTAGTTTACGATAATAATGGGTCTTATATTACTGACTTCTTCGTTGATTTAGATGTTGCATTTACAGTTGATAATATTAAATTATTTGCACCAATCGTTAAGATTTATGCAACTCAAAAATTAAATCAGTTCCAAGCAAACCCAATACCTGCTCCTGAACCACCAATTTCATCACCAAGTCAAGTTGTCTCAGTTACTAAATTATTAAGTGGGGATACGGTTACGGTTAGAAAAGAAGCATTAAAAAATGTTGCGTATGTTTCGGATAGTTCAGGTCTTATTTTATTTGAAAGTTTACCTGCAAGTTTTCCACCAACTACAGGTTATACTCAATCATTAATTGATGAAGCGATTATCATTGTATATGGCTCATTAGCAGTAAACCCAACGGACAAACAATTTATTGTAAGTACAGTTTTCACACCACAACCACAATACCCACAAATACCTGCACCAAATACAAAACAAGGACAAAGTGCTTTTTATCAAGCGATGACTAACTACCTATTAGATATTAATAATTTCCAAGCTAAAATAATTAATAATTTAATACCTAAATTACAATTGGCGTTACCTGACACAAATACAGTTGCGGACTCTCAAGTTCAGTCTGAATTACAAGGTGAACAATCTAAAGTTGAGTTGTGGGAAACATTCAAAGCGTTAAATGATAAATGGATATCAGGTAATGACTTTAAAACAAAAACATTATTTGAAGACATTTTATTATTGGATAGGGCAAGTAGAAATGTTGGGGATAAAATTTTAGTTGATATCTACAAATTAAAAGATAGATTACTTAATATACCTGTTAAGGCATCAATGTTATCTTTTGTTCAAAGTATTTTAATTGAGAACCATTTTGTGGTAATGAATATCCCATCGTATGTTAATTTCTATAATGTACAAGAGGCGGTTAAAAACCCAAAACCAAGAATTGAAGGAACTACCGAATTTGCAAACACTATGTTTGGAACACACTTAAATGTGGATTATAGAGATTCTTCTTCTAAAATGGTTTGTTTCTACGGTGGTAAACCAAGTGAACAATTAGATTTGAAAAACAATGTTGATTATAGATATAGAAATGATGCTTTTGATTTACGTAGAGCAAGTGACAACCCATTAATTGAAAACCAAGTTGGTAAAACAGATTGGGACAAATCAAATAAAGTTGTTGGGTTTAATGTTGATATTGGAGTTCAAAACCAACAAATATTTAAAAGTTTTTCTGTTGACCAAAATGCGGGTAAAGCGACTGCGGAATCTTTAGAAGTGATAAATCAAATGGCCAACCAAGCGGGAGGTAGAGGAGGTACAACTCAAAATACTTCATTATATAACCTTTATAAAAATAGAAGTTATGGTTGTCAGATAACCATGTTAGGTAACGCAATGATACAACCAACCATGTACTTTAACCTAAGACACGTTCCGATGTTTAGTGGACCATACATGATTCTTTCTGTTGACCATAGTATAACACCTGGTAATTTTGAAACATATATTTCAGGTATTAGACAACCTATTGCTTCATTACCTAAGATTGATAACTATATCCAATCACTTAGAACTAATTTACTAAAATCAATTGTTGAAAAAAATAAAGAAGTTAAAGCACAAACAACTAAAGACTCAAAAGGAAATGTTGTTTCACAACAAAATAAAGTAACATCAAATGCTAACGGAGGAAAAGAAGTAACTCAAGTCCAATCATGTGTTCCGTCAAATTCATACAATAGATTTGTTAATATTACACCAACAAGTACTAAAGCAACGTTTAAAGAGGCTTTAAGTACGATAAAAAATCAAATAATTGCATCAGGAGTTTCTGATGACGGTAAATTGAAATATTGTGTATTTGCCGCGTTGTACTTAGAGTCTAGTACTACAACAGGTTTAGAATCTTACGAAAATAATTTCGCGGGTATTGATTTATCACAATCATGGGGAACCTCATCAAGATACTTTAGTGGTAATGAACAATTCTTCTGTTTAAAATCAGATACAACTACACTACCTTATGCAGTATTTGACGATTTATCAAATAATGTTAGATTGTTAATTGAAAGATGGAAAGACAGGATGGGTAATGTTCCTAATAATAGTGCAAAAGAAATTACTAAGTTTTGGATACTTAATTTTGGAGCGAATCAAAATCAATCAAACGTCTATACATCAATGGACCCAACAAAACTTTCTAACATTGAGGCTAAAGTACAAAAATCAATTGACAACGTAAATTCGTTAGAATTAATAACCCCTTAATAGTTATTTGGGTTAAGAAATTTTTAATAGAACAATGATATTTATATAAAAAGAGAAATTATGAACACAAAATTAATTTTAGATAATTACTTAGGTAAGAGTACTAGAACCACTGAGAAAGACATGGGTAATGGTAATAAACAAGTATGTGACTTAGATACAGGTGATTGTTATACAATCAGAATGAAAGACGGTCTTATTGAAAGAGTGGATAATACGATGTCCCAAAATAAAAAAATCCAAGTTGAAACAACTACTGGAGTAAAACAATTATTAAATGGATAAGAAAATGAAAGTAGATGTAAGAATCTTAAACGAAGTTATGAGATACAAAAGTATTAATAATTATATCTCAGAACAAGATGCCACTTTACCTCCACCACCTGATGCGGGAGCGTTACCACCACCTGATGCGGGAGCTTTACCACCACCACCTGATGCGGGAGCGGTTCCACCTCCAGCACCTGATGCTACGGGAGCTGAAACACCACCTGAAACAATTGATGTTGCGAATGACCCTGATGTAGAAAAAGTTGGTGAAGAAGACAAAGGAAAAGGAGGAACTCAAGAAATTGAAATCACTGATTTGGTTAAATCTCAAAAAAATGTTGAGAAGAAACAAGAAGAATATTTTGATAACTTGTTCAAACATTTGGACGACTTAGAAAATAAATTATCTACTATGGATACTATAGTTAACCAACTTAACAGTTTGGAAGCTAAAGTTGAAAAAATGAGACCAAAAACACCTGAAGAAAAATTAGAATTAAGAAGTTTAGATTCAGGACCTTATAATCAAAAATTGAGTGATTTTTTTGAAGATAAGCAAGAAGACATGGAAAAGTCAGGAAAAAATGAATATATTTTAACTCAAGACGATGTTGAAAGTTATTCTCCTGGAGATATCAAAAAAAGTTTCAGAAATTTTGGGACTGATGACTCAGAACTTGACTCATTCCAAACAATTAGGTAAAAGAACGGTCCTAATGGACCGTTTTTTAACTTAAAAATATTTGACAAAACAAAGGCTGACACTTATACTTAGTAAACAATTAAAACATAAATAAATGGCGACAAACAATTCCTTAGATTCGGTACTAGCACAGTACGAACAATCAAAACAAGGTGGTTATACTTCCACCTCAAAAATATCTCAAGAAGATAGAATGAAAAAGTATTTCGCGGCAATCCTTAAGGATAACGAAAAACAAGGACAAAAAAGATTACGTATCTTACCAACACCTGATGGTTCTTCACCTTTCAAAGAAGTATGGTTCCACGAAGTTCAAGTAGATGGAAAATGGGTAAAGTTATTTGACCCAGGAAAAAATGACAATGAGCGTTCACCTTTGAGTGAAGTTCATGAAGAGTTAATGTCAACAGGTAAAGATTCCGATAAGGAACTTGCTAAGTCCTACAAACCACGTAAATTCTACATTGTTAAGGTTATTGACCGTGACAACGAGCAAGATGGTGTTAAATTCTGGCGTTTTAAACACAATTACAAAAACGAAGGAATTCTTGACAAAATTATTCCTATTTGGAGAGCTAAAGGTGACATCACAGACGAAACAACAGGTCGTGACATTATCCTTGAATTAACCAAAGCAAAAACCCCAAAAGGTGCGGTTTATACAGTTATCCAAACTGTTATGTACGAAGACGCGGGACCTGTTCACGAAGATGATGAGACTGCAAAATCTTGGATTACTGATGAACTTACTTGGTCTGACGTTTATTCTAAGAAACCTGTAGAATATCTTGAAGCGATTGCACGAGGAGAAACTCCACGTTGGGATAGTGACAAAGGCGGATACTCATATGGAAACTCTGATGAATCAGAAATTTCTATGGGCGGTACATCTGAAAAACAACCAACTATTGACCCACAAGCGGGTGACCAACCTGACGAAGATTTACCATTCTAAGTTATTGAACTTGGACATATACTTAGACGCGATGTCTTAGTAAGTGTCCAAGTTCTTATTTTTTTACAAAACATTTAACAAACACATAGACAATATGGCAATTAAGAAAAACGACTTTAAATCAATTAAAGATAAATTTTCTACGTCTGCGAAATACAAACCCCAAAGGTTTTTTGATTTGGGTAATGATTTCTTGGATGCGGTAGGTTTACCAGGACCAGCGATAGGACATTTGAACATGTTCTTAGGTCACTCAGATACAGGAAAGACAACGGCATTGGTAAAGACTGCGGTTGATGCACAAAAGAAAGGTATACTTCCTGTGTTTATTATTACAGAACAAAAATGGTCATTTGAACATGCAAAATTAATGGGATTTGACTGTGAAGAAGTTGTTGACGAAGAAACAGGAGAATTAGATTGGGATGGGTTTTACATCTTCAATAATAATTTTGATTATATTGAACAAATTACTGATTACATTAATTCATTATTAGACGCACAAGAAAAAGGTGAATTAGATTATAGTTTATGTTTCATGTGGGATTCAGTTGGCTCCGTTCCTTGTAAGATGACTTACGAAGGTAAAGGTGGTAAACAACATAACGCATCAACATTGGCGGATAAGATTGGAATGGGTATTAACCAACGTATTTCAGGAAGTCGTAAGGCTGACTCAAAATTTGAGAATACATTAATCATTGTTAATCAACCTTGGGTTGAGTTACCTGACAATCCATTTGGACAACCAAAAATTAAAGCGAAAGGTGGTGAGGCAATTTGGTTAAACTCATCTTTAGTATTCTTGTTTGGTAATCAAAAAGGTGCGGGAACAACTAAAATTACAGCAACTAAAGATAAAAGAACTATTAAGTTTGCATCAAGAACTAAAGTATCTGTAATGAAAAACCATATTAATGGTTTAGGTTATGAAGATGGAAAAATCATTGTAACACCTCATGGATTTATTGCAGGAAAAGAAGCGTCGGAAGAAAAGGCCTCTATTGAAAAATACAAGAAAGAGTACGCCGACTATTGGAAAGAAATCATTGGAACAGATGGTGATTTTGATTTAAAAGAAGAGAGAGAACAGTCATAACTATAAACCAATACAAGTGATAAAAACATTATTAGTCGATGGGAATAACCTCCTTAAGATTGGATTTCATGGGGTAAAAGATTTTTATCATGATGGTAAACATATTGGTGGAATATGGCATTTTTTAAATACTATCAGAAGATTTATTGAAGAACAAAATTTTGATAAAGTAGTCGTATTTTGGGATGGAGAAGAAAATTCTTTAAGTAGAAAACTTCTCTATCCGAGATACAAAGAAAATCGTACAAAAGAAATTAATGAGTACAAGGAGAGTTCTTTCCAATCCCAAAAAGAACGAGTAAAACAATATTTAGAGGAGATGTTTATTAGACAGATAAACATTACTAATAATGAGGCGGATGATTTAATCGCCTACTATTGTCAGATTTCTCATAACGAACTTAAAACCATTTTTTCGTCAGATAAAGACCTTACACAACTTATTTCCGATAAAGTGAGTGTCTATTCACCTTCTGCTAAACTAACGTATAAGAACGGAGATAAAATCAAACTACAAGATTATTCTATCCCACATGAGAATGTAAAAACTTATAAAATATTGGCAGGTGATAAATCTGATAATATTGATGGAATTTATTATTTAGGTGAGAAAACTTTAATCAAATTATTCCCTGAGCTACTTGACGAAACGGTTAAACTCACCGATATTTTAACAAAGGCAGAAAGATTATTGTCTGAAGATAAAGACAATACCGTCTTAAAAAATCTTCTGTCAGGAAAAACAAAAACAGGTATTTACGGAAACGAATTTTTTGAGATAAATGAAAAAATTGTAGACTTATCAAACCCATTAATTACCGATGAAGGTAAACAATTAGTTGAACTGTATTATACAGAATCATTAGACCCCGATGGGAGGGGACACCGAAACATTATTAAAATGATGATGGAAGATGGATTTTTCAAATTCCTACCTAAAGGGGACGACAATTGGGTGAAATTCCTAACCCCATTTTTAAAATTAACAAGAAAAGAAAAGAAAAAATTTAAACAAAAATAACATGAGAGACCAAGACACAACCAAATTAGAATTCTTAATGATGGTTAACGACAACATCATCGTTCAACGATTTTTCAACGTTAAAGAGTACAATCCTAACGCTAAAAGTTCTACTGAATTGTATGAATACCTTTATGACTTTAAAGGTCAATTGGAGAGAGAATTGAAAATGAAATCTGTTACATATATGTTGGACAATACATATGAGATTTCACAGAATCCTGCTATGTTAGAGACATCAAATACCGATGGTCCAGAACATTTTAACATTTTTATTAAGGTAGGAGACATGACAATTTGTCATAGAAGAATGGATGCAAAAGTCTTCCCACCTAAAATAAGATACACCGTAGACATACGTCCGCACATAAAAAGTATACTTTCGGATTTGACTGACATTTTTTCGTCTAAAAATTTAACATACGAGTACGCTGGAGTTCCGACAAAGGGGTAATATTTATTTTATACAAAACTTAAAAAATATGGCGTCAAACAAAAACTTTGATTATCTCGGAAGTAATTTTCAAATACAATTATTAAATCAAGTCGTGGTGGATAAAGACTTTTCAAGGTCTATCATTGATGTGATTGAAACTAATTATTTTGAAAACAAATACTTCAAGATAATCATACAAATGATTAAAGAGTACTACTCTAAATACGAACACACACCAACGTTTGACACTTTAGAACAAATCACAAAATCAGAATTACAACAAGAATTAGCGTCTAAAATTGTTTTAGATACTTTAACAAAAATCAAAGACGCACCGACTGAGGGACAAGAATTTGTTCAAGAGAAAGCGTTGAAATTTTGTAAACAACAAGAGTTACAAAAGGCGATTACTAAAGCTCAAAAAGTTATTGATGGTGGAGAGTTTGAAAACTACGACACGTTAGAGACTTTGGTAAGAGAAGCATTACAGATTGGTGAAAGAGAAGACGGAATGACTGACATTTTTGCCAATTTGGATGAGGTGTTAAATGAGGATTACCGACACCCAATACCTATGGGAATTCCTGGTATTGATAGACTACTTAAGGGTGGTCTCGCTAAAGGGGAGATAGGTGTGATATTAGCACCAACAGGAGTCGGTAAGTCAACCTTACTAACTAAGATTGCTAACCATTCATTTAACTTGGGGTACAATGTCCTACAAATCTTCTTTGAAGATAACCCTAAAATTATTCAAAGAAAACACATTACTTTATGGACCAAAGTTCATCCTGATGAGTTAACCTTAAAGAAAGATGAGGTAATGGCTAAAGTTAATCAAATTAAAAATTCTATGGAGAATAAGTTGATTATGAAAAAACTTCCATCTGATACTGTAACCATGTTACAAATCAAAAACCAAATCAGAAAACTAATTGCTGACGGTACTAAGATTGATATGGTATTACTTGATTATATTGATTGTGTAGTACCTGATAAAAACTTAGGAGATGAATGGAAGTCTGAAGGGTCTGTAATGAGAGGGTTTGAATCAATGTGCCACGAATTAAATCTGGCAGGTTGGACTGCAACTCAAGGTAATAGGAGTTCAATCTCTTCTGAGGTTGTAACAACAGACCAAATGGGTGGGTCAATTAAGAAAGCTCAAGTTGGTCACGTAATCATTTCCGTGGCAAAAACATTACAACAAAAAGAAATGAAATTAGCAACTATTGCGATTACCAAATCACGAATCGGTGATGATGGTGTTGTCTTTGAAAACTGTAAATTTGATAACGGTATGTTAGAAATTGATACGGAATCATCTGTAACATTCTTAGGTCTTGAAGAACAAAACGAAGAGAAAAACAGACAAAGGATTAAAGATTTATTAGACAAACGAAAACAAAGAGAAGAAAAAAATTAAAAAAATGAACGAAAAAATATTAAAAGAAAATCCCGATAGATTTGTGATTTTTCCAATCCAACATAATGATATATGGGAATATTATAAAATGCACCAAGCCGCATTTTGGACCGCAGAGGAAATTGATTTAACAGGGGATATTAGAGATTGGGAAAACCTTTCGGATAATGAGAAGTATTTCGTTAAGAACGTATTGTCGTTCTTTGCGGCATCTGATGGAATTGTAAATGAAAACTTAGCTGAGAATTTTTACCGAGAGGTTCAGTACCCTGAGGCTAAATTCTTTTACGGTATACAGTTGGCAATGGAGAATATCCACTCACTAATGTATTCTTTATTGATAGACACCTATGTCTCAAATGAACAAGAAAAAGATGAATGTTTTCATGCAATTGATAGATTACCTGCAGTTCAAAAGAAAGCAAAATGGGCACTTGAGTGGATTGAAAACGGTTCATTCCAAGAAAGATTAGTAGCCTTTGCTGCCGTTGAAGGTATATTCTTCTCAGGTTCGTTTTGTTCTATTTTTTGGTTAAAATCAAGAGGTATTATGCAAGGACTATGTAATGCAAACTCACTGATATTTAAAGATGAAAATCTACATTGTGATTTTGCAATTCACTTATTAAATAATCACTGTGAAAACAAACCATCCGAGAAAAGAATTAAAGAAATTTTATTTTCTGCATTGGAGATTGAAAAGGAGTTTATCACAGAGTCACTACCAGTATCTTTGATTGGTATGAACTCAAATTTAATGAAACAATATCTTGAATTTGTGGTGGACGGGTTACTTATTAAATTTGGTTATAAGAAACACTTTAACGTGGAACAACCATTCAAATTTATGGAACAAATTGCCGTGGAAACTAAAGGTAATTTCTTTGAGTCTAGAACGGTTGAGTATCAAAAAGCAAAGCTTAATGAGACAATTTCCTTTACAGACGATTTTTAATCAACTATTTTATTAAACTATGATGTCACTAAGAATTAAAAAAAGAGGTGGGGACGACGCGTCCTTTAACCCACAAAAAATTTATAATAGAATTAAACGAGCTTCAAAAGGGTTGAGTGTTAATTCAGATGAAATCTTTATCAAGGTAATTACTTCAGTACCAACTGAGGGTTTAATTACCACTAAAGAATTAGATAAACTTATCTATGAAATTGCCGCGGCTTTTACAGGTAGTCATCACGATTACTCAAGATTGGCTTCGTCAGTTGCTATTTCATCTTACCATAAAGAAACTGAACCAAGTTTCTCAAATACTATGCACATGTTACATGATGATGGTATTGTTAATGATGAATTCATGAGTATGATTGAATCATATGGACCTGATAAAATTGATGAAGTTATTAATCATGATAATGATTATAATTTTGACTACTTTGCTTGGAGGTCCCTTCAAGAAATGTACCTATTAAAACTATCAGGTGGTAAAGTGGTTGAACGACCACAACATATGTATATGAGAGTTGCTATTTGGGTAACAAAATCATTTGAACAGGCGGTTGAGTATTACAAGTCATTGTCTAATCAATTAATTTCACCTGCAACACCAATCATGATTAACGCGGGAACTAAAGTTCCTCAATTAGCGTCATGTGTGTTACATTACAATAATTCAGATTCTCGTAACGGGTTATTAAACACTTTAAATGACATCTCAACATACTCATCTGATGCTGCAGGTATTGGGTTATCTATGTCTAACATCCGAAGTAAAGAAAGTAGAATTTCTTCTTCAGGAGGATTTGCAGGAGGATTGTTAAAGTACTTGAAAATTGTTAATGAATCACTTAGATTCTTCAATCAGCAAGGACGTAGACCTGGTTCTGCAGCAATCTATCTTGAACCTTGGCATAAAGATATTTTTGATTTATTAGATATTAAAAAGAATACGGGAGCTGAGGAATTAAGAGCGAGAGATTTATTTACGGCACTTTGGATTCCTGACAACTTCATGAGAGCGGTTAAGAATAACGGTGATTGGTATCTGTTCTGTCCTAATGATATTTTAAAAAGTGGTATTAAACCATTACAAGAGTGTTACGGTGATGAGTACGAAGAGAATTACAAAAAGGCGGTTTCTATGGGTCTTGGTAAGAAAGTTAAAGCTCAAGAAGTTTGGAATAAAATTATTGAATCCCAAGTTGAAACAGGGGTTCCTTATCTTTGTTCTAAAGACAGTGCTAACAGAAAGACTAATCATCAGAATATTGGTGTTATTAAACAATCAAACTTGTGTAATGAAATTTATCAATTTACTGATGAGAACACAACCGCAATTTGTACATTATCATCCATGGTGTTGAAGAACTTCATTATTGATGGAAAATTTGACTTCCAACTATTATATAGTGAGGTTAGAAAAGTTGTTAAAGCATTAAATAAAGTAGTTGATATCAATAGTTACTCAACTGAGAAAGGACGTAAAGGAGGTCTTGACCAAAGAGCTATCGCAATTGGAACTCAAGGATTGGCTGACGTTTTTTATTTAATGGATTATATTTTCACTTCTGAGGAGGCTCGTAAACTAAACAAAAATATTTTTGAAACGATTTACTTTGCAGCAATTACAGAAAGTATGGAGTTGTGTAAATCAGGTCAATATAAACCTTACTCTCACTTTGAAGGGTCGCCGATGTCAAAAGGAAATTTCCAATTTGATATGTGGGGATTAGACTATGAAGGATTAGGAGGAATGTGGGATTGGGATTCACTTAAATTAGAAGTGTCTAACCATGGTGTTTGTAACTCATTATTTACGGCTCAAATGCCTGTAGCATCTTCAGCAAAGATTACAGGTTCTTTTGAAATGACTGAACCCGCTCACTCGGCATTGTTTAACAGACGAGTTGTTGGTGGAGAAATTATGATTGTTAACAAATACTTAATTAGTGATTTTGAAAAGATTGGACTTTGGAGTGAAGATTTAAAAAATGAAATCATTATTAATGAAGGGTCAATTCAGAATGTTAACTTTAACAATCATATTGATTTGGAAGATAAGAGATATAACTTCAAAGTTAAAAGAGTGGAACATTTAATTCAAAAATACAAAACCATTTGGGAAATTTCTCAAAGAGAGTTAATTGATATGGCGGCAGAACGAGCACCATTCATTGACCAATCACAATCAATGAATATCTACATGGCTAACCCAACATTGTCTAAAATTACCTCATCACATTTCCACTCATGGGAAAAAGGTTTAAAAACTTTGTGTTACTATGTAAGAACTAAAGCGATATCCACAGGGGCAAAACACTTGGCGGTTGATATCTCTAAAATGGAGAAATCAAAACCAATAGTTGAAAAACCTAATGTTGATTTTAGTAATATGAATTTACCTGAAAAACCAATAGATAGTCAATTTGATTGTTTTGGTTGTTCATCTTAATTACGACATTAATCCCGACACTTAGTCGGGATTTTGTTTTTAAGTTATATTTATTAATTAAAACACGATGAACATTAAAAACATTTTAATTACCGAAATAGAAAAGAAAATTATTAGAGAAATGTATGGGATGATTACTGAGGAAGATTCAAAACCAATCAGAATTAGACATAAAGATACATCAAGATACGATGTTAATTCAACAGACCCTAAAAATTTTATAGATAAATTTGTAAATGATTTGGTTACCAAAATAGATGCGACTCCTGGAGGTAAACAAATGAGAGATAGTGGTAAGATGACTATAGTAAGTTTACTAACTCAAACAGGTGCTAGTAATCATTGGGGAGGTAAACCGACAGGTTATGATTTTGAAAATAATTTAACAACACCCGCATCGTCTAAAATTGAAACGGAACTTTACGATAAAAATAAAGATTTGTCTAAAAGAAGAGGTGATGATTTTAATAAATTGTTACAAACTAAATTAGATAAATTTGGTATTAAATTTTCACCTCAAACAAAAATGGCAACTTCTGCAGATGTTATTAATACAGGAGGTAAAAATGACGAACAAAAAGACTCATCCAAATACCCGAATAACGGTCAATATGTTGGACTTACTTTATCATTACAATACGCGGATAAAATAACTACACAAACAACCTCACCAACTAAAGTGAACATTGCCTCATTTCAAAGTTGGAAAGATATTAAATCAGACCACATATTAACAGGGTCTTATTTTTGTGATGGTACTAATAGTGAAAAACGTGGAGCTTCTAGTGATACTTATGAAAGTGTTTGTTCTAAATTACCTGAAAATTTAAGAAATCATGACCACATATCCGCATTTGAAATAAAATGGGGACCTAATGTTATTGGAGCGACTTATACTGTACCCGTCGCAAGATGGATGTTTATATGGGGACCTGACAATAAAATAACCTCAATCTACAGAAAACAATACAATAAGAAATATCCTGTGGACCAAAGTTTACCTGAACAACAAGTAACTCTTGATGACCCGACTTTAAAATTCTTTATGGGAATATCAGAAGGTCAAACCGCAACTGGCGGGGAAAGATACAAAAAATATGTGTTACCTTTCATTAAAAAATAATAAAACTATTTAATTTACCTTTAATAATAGGGAATTGACACACAGTAGTTGGTATTTTGTTTTTATAACTATTTATTGAAAATACCACGACACTATATTTATATTATATGGCAGAAGGAAAAACATATGGAGTTAATTTCCCTTTTAGAGATTCTTTAAAAGGTAACTATCTTTCTTTATCACAAACCGCTGATGAGGAGGTAAGAAGTAGTTTAATTCATTTATTATTAACAAGAAAAGGTACAAGATATTATTTACCTGATTTTGGAACAAGATTATATGAATATATTTTTGAACCTATGGACGCTCCTACATTTTCTGATATTGAGTCTGAAGTTAGAGATTCGGTGGCGGAATACATTCCTGGTATTACTATTACTAAAATTAGTGTCACCGCGGCATCGGATGGTGAAGAGGACAAAGGAACTTACGTTCAAGGGGACACAAGAGTTTACCGAGTACCTGGTATTAGTGAAAAGGAACACACTGCCAAAATTAAAATAGATTATATCATTACGGATTCCGCTTTTAATCAGAGTGATTTCGTAATCATTAATATTTAATGATATATGGCAAATAAAAAAATATCGTATACTACGAGGGACTTTCAGTCAATAAGAACTGAATTAATTAATTTTACCCGAACATATTATCCTGAACTAATTGATAATTTTAACGACGCGTCAGTATTTTCTGCGTTATTAGATTTAAATGCCGCGGTAAGTGATAACCTACAATTTAACATTGATAGAAGTATACAGGAAACTGTATTACAGTATGCCCAACAAAGGTCTTCTATTTTCAACATTGCAAGAACCTATGGATTAAAAGTACCAGGTCAAAGACCTTCAGTTGCGTTAGTTGATTTTGCGATAACTGTTCCTGCGTTTGGAGATAAAGAAGATTTAAGATATTGTGGTATCCTTAGAAGAGGTTCACAAGTTAACGGTGCAGGACAAGTATTTGAAACGGTTTATGATATTGATTTTGCATCTGCCATTAATGCTGAAGGATACCCAAACAGATTAAAAATACCAAACTTTGATTCCAATAATAAATTACTCAATTATACTATTGTTAAAAGAGAAACGGTTGTTAACGGGATTACCAAAGTTTTCAAGAGAGTAGTAACTGCAAATGATGTTAAACCATTCTTTGAAATGTTTTTACCTGAAAAAAATGTTTTAGGTGTGACAAGTGTATTATTAAAAGACGGTACTCAATACGCTAATATGCCCTCATCACAAGAATTCTTAGGTCTTGACAATAGATGGTACGAAGTTAAAGCTTTAGCTGAGGATAGAGTTTTCATTGAGGACCCTACTAAAGTATCTGACCAACCTGGAATTAAGGTAGGTAAGTATGTTGTTACAAGTGACAAATTTATTACCGAATACACACCTGAAGGTTTTATGAAATTAACTTTTGGTGGTGGTAGTCAGTCCGCTGATGAACAATTACGAGAATTTGCTAGAAATGGTTATAAATTAGATTTGTATAAATACTCAAACAACTTGGCATTGGGTAGTACATTAAAAGCGAACACGACCATGTTTATTCAATATAGAATTGGTGGAGGTACAGGAAGTAATTTAGGTGTTAGTGTTATTACACAAATTGGTACAGTTTCTTTCTTTGTTAACGGTCCTTCAGATTCAGTCAATACAAGTGTGGTTAATTCATTAAGTTGTAACAATGTAACCGCGGCAATTGGGGGAGCGGCATCACCAACAACTGAAGAGGTTAGAAACTTGGTGGCGTTTAACTTCTCAGCACAGAACAGAGCGGTTACTGTAAATGACTATGATTCGTTAATTAGAACAATGCCATCACAATTTGGGGCACCTGCAAAGGTTGCAATAACTGAGGAGAATAACAAGATTAAAATTAAAATGTTATCTTTTGACGACTCAGGTAAATTAACCGAAATAGTATCAGACACATTAAAGAATAATGTTGCAAACTACCTATCCAACTATAGAATGATTAATGATTACATCTCAGTTGAAACCGCAAGTGTTATTGATTTGGCGATGAATATTGATGTTGTTTTAGATAATAGCCAAACTCAAGGAGCGATAATTTCTCAGATTGTAAACATTGTTACAAATTACTTTGACCCAGCAAATAGACAAATGGGTGAGAATGTTTATGTTTCAGAAATTAGAAGGTTAATTCAAGCAGAAAATGGAGTTATCTCGGTATCAGGAATCCAAGTATTCAACAAGGTTGGAGGACAGTACTCATCATCTCAAACGTCACAAGCTTATTTAGACAGTACAACAAGAGAAATCCAATTAATTGATGAGACAATCTATGCTGAACCTAGTCAAACTTATCAAGTTAGGTTCCCAAACAAGGATATTAACGTAAGAGTTAAGAATCTATCTACAGTTAATTTCTCCTGATAATTTATTTTAATAATTTATGGTTTATCTTTTTGAAAATGGTATATAAACTATTTATCAAAAAAGATTTAAATGTCAAATTCATATAGAATAAGAACTCAAGTAGGTGTAGATAAATCAATTAAAGTATTAATTGACCAAGAATTTGAATATCTTGAAATTTTATCACTTAAAGTACTACAGAGTCAAATTTACACAAGACAATGTTCAGACTATGGTGTTGTTATAGGTAGAGTCACCGCAAACGATGGTTTCGGTATTCCTAATGCCAAAGTTTCAGTTTTCATCCCATTAACTGATGAAGACTCAAACAACCCAATAATTTCTGACTTATATCCATACAAAACTTTATCAGAATTAAATGAAGATGGGTATAGATATAATTTATTACCTTATATTCAATCATATAGTGAACATACCCCAACAGGAACTTTCTTCACTAAGAATGATGTTTTAGTTGACCCTACATTAATTGAGGTTTACGACAAATATTTTAAGTATACTGCAAAAACTAATGATAGTGGTGACTACATGATATTTGGTGTTCCTGCAGGACCCCAAACAATTCATATTGATGTTGATTTATCAGACATTGGTGAATTTTCATTATCACCTCAAGATTTGGTTAGAATGGGGGTTGCCTCACCTAATCAAGTTGCTGGAACCAAGTTTAAATCGTCAACTAATTTAAATGAACTACCTCAGATTATATCAATAAATAGAGTTATTGAAGTTGAGCCATTATGGGGACAACCCGAAGTTTGTAATTTAGGTATTACAAGAACAGACTTTGATTTAACGGGTGAAGTGAACATTACAATTACTCCGACATCTATTTTTATGGGGTCTATCTTTTCATCTAATGACGACCAATTCCAAAAAAGAAACTGTAAACCAAAATTAAAACAAGGTAAGTTATGTAATTTAGTTACAGGTCCTGGTGAAATATTGGCAATTAGACAAACAATACAACAAGATTCTGCGGGACAACCTATATTAGAAACTGTAGATTTAGAAAGTGGTGGACAAGTTATAGATGAAAATGGAACATGGTTAATTGACGTCCCAATGAATTTAGATTACGTCATTACTAATGAATTTGGTGAAAGAGTTCTTTCTAATGACCCTAATAAAGGAATTCCAACAAAGGGAAAATATCGTTTTAAGGTTAAGTGGAATCAATCACCTTCACTAAGTGAATCAGTTAAACGAGGGTATTTCTTAGTACCTAATGTTAGAGAATACGGGTGGTCATCAAGTAATGTTGACCCACTTAGACAATCCCCATCAAGTATAGTTTACCAAGAAGCAATCAAATCGTATTCATTCAGTTTAGATTGGAATGATTATGCCGATGTGCAATCAGCAATTAATTGTGAGGATACTTTTTATGAAATGAAGTATAATAAAGTTTATACGGTGTCTCAAATGATTGACCAGTATAGACGAGGATATTTACCAAACCGTATGATTACGGTAAAAGACATTTTGGATGAATCGTGTGAGAGTGAAAATGTAAAATTCCCAACAAATGATTCAATCCTTAGATTTGATATTATTTATCTGTTGTTTGTTATGATGATGTTCATTTTCAAACCTACACTATACCTTTTATTAATTACCGTCCACATATTGGCGTTTTTCTTAATGTTAATTGGACCAATATTAGCGGTGATTGTTGGAGTTGTAATGGAGATTGTTTTTGTAATATGTAATTTTATTAACGGAATTATTTGGGCTATAAATTTAATCCCTGGAGTAGATATTGATGGGTTAGATTGTCCATCACAACAAGACATTAAAGACGCGGTTAATAGTTGTTTAACATTATATAAAAAATTTACTCATTTAAATTTACCTAATTTATCTTACCCTGATTGTGAATTATGTTCATGTAAAGAAGGTGAATTGGTTGAAGATACAACATCAAGTGACCCGAGTACTTCAGGTCTTTATACAGGATTAACGGATTCAGGAATTAATAGTGTATTATCCCGATATCAAGTATTAAACAATTATAATATTATTGGGGCGAGTTATCCAGGAAACTTCCAAGGGATTATTGCAGGAGGTAATATTAATACCTCATCACCAACCGCAACAAGTAGAGCACCTCAAATGACTACATATGGAGATGATGGTGGAGGTAATAGACATTTATTTACATCAAGTTTAACATTAGCAGAAAGAATAAACCTATTCAATAATAAAGCAAAGTACTTTGATGATTTAGGAGGGACTAATCCTGGTGGGGGACAAAATAGAATTAAAGTTACATTTGACACCGATTTAAATGTACCTGCAACAACCTACCATTACGATAATATTGTAATGATTTCATGTCAACCGAGTCAATTAGGTAATTTTCAATTAGGTCAAATAGTTTCATTTCAAGATGTAACATTAAGCGGTGATAAAAATTTAACAGGATATACTTTAACTAATCAGTTTGGGACCAATGGTATAACAGGAACCTCAATCAATGATTCAGGTAATATTACCGTTAGTTACGCTAATCCTGCAACACCAACAGGATTACCTGTTCAAACAACGGTATATAATATTACCCAAAACCCTGACGATGCAAGTTATGCAAAATTTGCAATGGACGTTGAATACTTCCAAGTAATTACCGCGATGACTTATAATACTTTTTCAGGATTAACAAATGCTACGGGGAGTGATTTGAGTTTAAATAAACGTTATTTGAATAATAACATGACATTCGCGTATGTTAGTTCAGATAACTGTGTTGCTCAGTTATCACCTATGGTTATCCCTATGAACCCATTACAGTTATATACCGATGGGGCATCACAAGTTTTAGTGTTCTTAGTTAGAGGTGTTGACCCATACTCAACAAGAAAAAATAATTCATATGATTTTAGTAGAATTTTTGGTTATTCATCATGGAATCAACCAGGGTTAACTGTTACAGGTAGTTTTAAATTAAATCACCCTATAAAAGGAGGTTTAGGTTCGGTAAAACATAATATGACGAGTAATGTCACGTCAATTGACTTGACAACTTCAGAATATCTTTATTATGAATCTTTTCACTTTCAACCTGAAACAAACCCATCAAACGCGGGATTCTCAGCATTTACATCTAACTTACCGTCTTATTATTCATCATTAGATTCTACAACATTTGGATTTACACCTACGGGTGGAGTTGGGATGTCAATCGCTTGTGACAATGGAATTTATAACGTTGCATCAGTTAAAACACAATCATCAAATCCTTTATCAAGTGTTTCTCAAAACGGATTCACTATTGAATGGGATGGTTCATCTTCTTTACTTGGATGTGGTCCTAATGATTTATACTTTACATGGTCAACTAATTCATATCCTACTGATAATAGAGGATATTTTGAAAGAGAGATTGTTGAAGGTGGTTCGGTAATGTTACAAAGAGTACAATTAACACCTGAAGGAACAATATATAATAAATCATTTTATTATGCACCAAGATACTCAAATTCTACGGTATATAATTATAATGGTTTAGGAACTAATAACCGTCAGATTATTATGAGGTCAGATAGGTTACCGTTATCAACAAGTGTACAAGAGACGGCAAATAACAGTTTCGCATTACAAAATAACTCAACGTTTGCAGCATATTTAATTAGTGATGACGGAACATCTTTAAATGTTGGTGGTACGGCTTCTAACTCACCATCAGTTGCTGAAGGAGGTGAAACGCAGGAAGAAGGATTACCATCATTTACTCCAAATGTATTAGCGAGTTTTAGTTGTGGACAAATGGTTCCATTAAATTGTTATTATGATAATTCAGGAGAAATTGCAATTGAGAATGTTGGAAATAACTGTTATGAGAATGGAGTTACGGGTAGTAAAATTATGGAAAATGGTTGTTATGTTACGGTAACTGCAATATTTCTTTCATTACCAAAAGATATTCAGTTGTTAACTGAATGGACATCAAGACTACAAATTACCTTTGGTGCTTGTAGAGACGTATGGTCACATATTTTCACAAATAATTGGATTAACGGAACGTTATACGCATTTTCATTTAAAAATGATAGATTCTTTAATAGTCAAAATGTTCCGTCAAGTTATTACTGTAAAGACACTATTATATTACATCCAACAACTAATAATTTTTACTACAGAAGTAGTCCTTGGAACGGTTCAGGGTTTATTGGTGCAAACGCTCCAAACGGGATTTTTGGACCTGATGGGGGTAACGACAAAAACCTTAAATTCCCAACGACTATAATGGACTTAGGACCAAGAAGTCAGTACCTACAAGAGATTGTCATGTCAGATGATTATGATGGGTATGTTGTTAATAAATTAAATTCAACAACTTTTACAGATGTGTCAGAAATTTTAAATTTATTAATTATTAGTAGATTAACAAATACAAGTTTCTTGGGTCAATTAATTGGTGTTGGTGGTGGTAATATATTATCATATTTTAATCAAAGAGGTAAACGATTTGTTGACGCGGATTACGCTCAAATGTTATCCATTAGTTCTGAATTAGGTGTTGCGGACTTTGAGCCTGATAATTACCCACCAATAGTTGGAGCTCAAGACCCAGTCTATTTTAACGGTGCTGGTAGTTCAGATGGTATTATTGGTATATTCTTTTCTTCGGATACTCAAGTTAGAGATTACATAACACCTAAAAGGACCATAATTGACAATACTGCAACGGTCACTAACCCATGCGGATTTAATTACTTTAGTGTATTCACACAAGAAGTTCCTTTTTACCAATGGGAGGTTAAAACAGGAAACCCTGACAGTATTTTTGGTTCCCAAAGTAATGATTGGTATACAACACCAATAAGTGGAGGTAATTTCTTTACTCACAAATATCAAACAATGGACAGGATAGATATTAATTCAAGATATTTTAGAACTAATGGAAGTACTGAGACTAAAGACTTTAAAGGTTATATTTATTCAGTTGATGGTTCAGGTAATTATGACCCTAATACGGCGTCTCAAAATCCTAATAATCCATTACCAAGAACAATAACCGTGGGAGCACCATTCCATTTTTATTTTGGTTTAAAGAAAGGTAAAACTGCGTTTGATAGATTTGCTGCTAAATGGATATCATTTGAAACAATAACAGATTAATATGGGGAATAGACAAGATACAAGAGTTATATTAGGTTCGTTAAGGTATAAATCGGCCCCTGACACAACATTGTTGTTTGAGGTTCCATTAATACAAACAACAAAAGAAAATGTTGAGTTTGATAGAAGTATTGATGTTGACTTAGAACAAGTTTTTAACGATGAAAGACAAAACTCAGACATTATTAGACCAACTTGTAAGTTCTCCTTACTTTTTGAAAATGCTTATTCAGGGTTCACTAATTATCCACCATTTGAAAATAATTTATATTATTTAAATGCTGAGACCGCAGCAATTGCATCATGTGGGTTACCTAATCCGTTGTCAGTTTCTTGGACAGGATTACCACAATATAATGAATTTGATTTTATTAGAACAGATTATAATGTACCTGGTTATACCCAACCACCGAATCAACATTTAAATTTTATACCTAAAAGTGCATCAAGTTATAATTGGAATTTTTATATGAGTTATGCGTATGAAAACGATTATACAAAACCTATGACCGCAACGGATAAAAAAACAAACACTGTTTTAAATTGGATAGTTGGTGACGGGATACCGTTTATTATTGAAAACACGGTATATAAAGGAATAAATACCGTTTCATTTAGATGTCCTGTTAAACATGGGATGTCAGTCGGGGATTCGGTTAAACTAAGTATTAATTATAATGGGGAAGACATTTTTCAAATAGATTCATTAGGTAATAGTACTTTTGATAGTGACCTTTATGTTTTTAATCTTATCAATGTTGGGTATTTAGGAACCACATTTAATAACGGAACTACGGGAACTGCTAAACGAATAATTATTAGGGATAGTGTTGATGACACTATTTCTACATACTATGTTAGACGAAACAAGATATTAACTAATTCTGATAATGCGGTTTTAGTCAAAGCGGGGTTTGAACAAAACATCTTTGGAGAAAAGAAAAAATACGAAAGTAGTGGATATACCCCAACTCAAACCGCAAGAGTTTCAATTAAAGAAGGTTCACAATCATATACTTTATCTTTTAATAAAGACATTTTAGTTAATCCTATTAGAGATAATCAAAAAAGACCAATCACTGAATTATATTTTACGGTTGTTTATAAAGGTTATTTTGGGTGGATGTTTGGAATTCCTAATAGTACAGGTGGATATTATGGTTTAAAACAAGGTTACGATTTTAATTTACCATTAAATTCATTAGGTCAACCTAGTAGTTGGTGGAGTAATTCAAATTCAAACTCGGATGCTAATTTATCTGTCGGTACTTATAGTACTTCGGAAAGTGTTGGATATGGACCAGGTGGAGGACCAATTACCTTTACTTATATTAAATCACTAAATGAAGGTGAAATAATTGATGGGGATTATTGTGAATGGAACGACTACGAACAAAGTGAAAGAGTTATCTCAAATCTATTTCATAAATTAAGGTACAATCCCTTTTCATTTAGAATTGGTACAACACCATCAAATCAACTTGGATATTATTATCAACCTCACCACGTCTTAACTACAAAAGTATTTTCGGATTATATTGAAAATGGAAACCCTGTTAATGTGGTCGGAATACCCGATTACGCTCATTTCTCAACAACACAGAATTTATTTATATGGAGAGATTTATATCCATATGGTTTTATTGATAGTACAGGAATAGGTGTTAATTATCCATTTTTAAATGGTACTCATTACCCGTTTAAAAACATTATTTTCAGAATAATCCCTGAAGGAACTAATTATAAAGAACAAACCATAATCGCAGAACCAATATCAGATAATTGTGAGTAATAAATTTTTATTTACCATTCCAAAAGGAAACAAAACAATTGATTTACCAATAGAAATTAAATGGGATTTTTATGGTAGAGATGATAGTATTGAACTGTATGAGGAAGAAGTTTTAGTTGATATTATTGGAGTCCCTAAAGATTTTGAAATTTTAAGATTTAGTCATAATTCTTATATTCCTTATGAAGAAACCGCAATAAAATATGATTTTTATTTTTATAGTGGGGTGTCAAGTAATGTTAGTGCGTCAACATCAACTGATTGGGTTAATAGTTATTTAGCTGAAGGATTTCAAGCTGATGAAGTGTATTACTACACCAAACCATTTACTAAGTCATTTTTTAAACTTGATTTTTACGATACTAAAGAAGCCCAAAGTCAAACAAATTATTTTACAATTATAATACCTGTACAACAAGGTGCGACTGAAAATGTAAGTATTTCACCACTAACCCCTAATGTTAATATTAGAATACCATCATATAAATTAGATTTTGTTGGAGATAAGGAAGGGTTTTTTATTTATTGGTTAAAAAATGAATTATTCCTTAACATTGATACTTTTTATATGACCGCAAAATTCTTTGACGGTAGATTAGGTGTCTTTGTTAAGATGATGAACGAACCACAATCATCGTTACCTGATAAATTCAACTTTGACGCTAGCCGTTATTTTTATAACAAAGTGGTTTTAGATTACACAACAAAAACTTATGAAGTGTTTAATTATTTAGATAACCGAATAGGTACGGGAACACCGATAAAATGGTATGAATATGTTAACCCATAATGGACGATAGATATTACAGTATACGAATTTCACCTGAAGTTATTCGTGGGGATTTATTCACGACACCGTATAATGCGGGGTATTCTCAATTTAATTTAAGTGGAGACCCATGTTGTGATACAACCACAACAACAACGACAAGTCAATACACTGGATTTACCTATGTTTATTCATCAATGACTCAAGTCTTGACAGGTGGTACAGATGGGACATCTTTATTAACAGGTTTAACTCTACCAATTTTTCTTACTGAGAATACGGTTGATATTGGATATTATTCGGTATTTGACGGAATGGTTACTCAAAAAGATACCATGACAAACTTTTTGTTTTCTGCAACAACATACGACCCGTTTACATATTATTTTTATAATACATCAGATACAGAATTTAAAAAATATCTTGCCTTTGCCACCTATCAGATTGATTGGGGGGATAGTTCACCAAGTGAAATAGTTAGTACTACTTCTCCGAGTTATTACAGTCATACTTACGCGTCTGCGGGTGTTTATACGATAACAATGTCGGGGATGAGTCCTTGGGGTTATAATGTAATTAAAAAAGATGTCACAGTTCCGTTCACAAATGTTGTTGCAACCAACCCTAATGGGACTGCCTATTTTTACCCATCAGGAGGTAATTGGACAGGAACACCATTAATGTATGATTACATATTCACAGGAGATTCTAATTGTGATATATATGACCAATCAAGTTACAATTATACAACAGTACCATTCTTAGTTACAGGGTATACAAATTCAACCATGAGTGATTTAGTTCAATATGGAAGTAAGTACGACCCAACAAGATTTTCAGGTAAGTACAAACTTGGAGTACAGGTAACAGGAACGTCAGGGAGTATTGGAACATTTTGGGGTCCATCTGTGGATAACTTATATACTGCCTATACAATTAATGACATTAACTACTATGATTATAATGACGGAACAACAATTTTTACGGTTTATTCATCAGGGATGACACCTGACATGATGGTTTGTTCGGCAATAACAAAAAATGAGGTATTATTAAACGTAATTGATGAAGCAGAAATACAATCCAATGTATTTATAGAACGAGGGAAGAACTCTGTTTTAGAAAGGTTGGAGAGATTAGGTGAAGTTGATAATGTTGGAGACCTTGAAAAATACGGATACAAATTCTTTAATGTAATTAATATATAATATGGCAACAGGAACATACGGAACAATAAGACCAGCTGATGTATCACCCGAAGATGTGGACATCATCTTAAACTACACCCCATCAAGAGATGAGACTGATAATTTTGTGTTAACTAAATTAGACGCTCCGTCTATTTTAAAACCATATTTTAATAATGCTGATACGGGAGGTAATGCAGGTATTGAAATTTTAGGTGGGTTATACAACTTAAAATTACCTGCGGACCAATTTAATAAGATTGGTATCTACACATTATTGATTAGACCTGCTCAAATTAGAACTACGATTTTAGATTGTGGGGTTTTATCGGCATTACCTAATGTTAGAGGGGTTGTAATTGACTTAAACTCAGTCCCAACACAATATAGAAATAAATTTATTAACCAAGGTTTAGTTGGATTTAGAATTGAATACTTAAATTCTGACGGGACTAAAATCCCTAACTTTTTTAGATTGATTACCTCATCTTTCTTTTGTGAACCTGTTGTTCAAAATTTAACTAACACATCACAGAAAGCTATTAGATATAGATATACTGATAATAATACTAATTTAATATTTTGTACCTTATCACCATCTTCGGCACCAACAAATAAACCGAATTCTATTCCGTATATTGGTCAACCCGACCAAAGTATTATTATTACAAATACATTCTTCAATCCAATAACATTAGATGTTGAGATTGCAGAACATGACTTCTCAACGTTAGCAATTGCATTATTTGGTAATCAAACTAAATCAATTGATGATGGTATCTACACATTATACGATAGTCAAAATAACATCTACAAACAATACAACTTGTATGAAATTAGAGACCAATTTAATGAGTTGTTGTATGAGGTTAGACAAGATAGAGGGGATAATATTGATTTTAGTAAAAACTTTACAAACATTACACAATAATGGCGGTTAAAAAATATACTTGTCCACCACAATCAGCAACAGGTGCTGGTACATTCTCTGACAACTTAGTTGGACTACAACTTGTTGCGGGAGGAGGTCTTACGCAAGGAAATTTTAATTTTATAACGTCAACTAATGAAAAAACTAATAGAACTTTTAGTACAGGTACTTTTTCGGACCCTATTAATTTAGATTCATTAGGGATTAATAGTATTAATCAATCAAAATCAATTGTTGAGAATAATTTTAAAGTTTACCCTAACTTTGACTTAAGTCAGGTTACTAACTTCACAATGTATGGGTCAATGAGTAAAAGGATGTCAGCATCTATTACAACAATCATTAGTTATTTCCCTGCAGGTATTGAATCTACATACATGGGGTCTAATTATGTTTCAGGTCCTACTGCGGTTAATATTGTTTATAATATCACTGATGATGAAACTAGTTTTGATTTAGACGTAACAAGATTACGTAATCCATTTGATGTTGATTTTACAACTAACTCAACAAGAAATTTACAATTAAAGGAAGTACAAGTTTCACCATTAAGAGACATGACACTTCAATATACAAAATACTCATTATATTTTAAAGGTGACGGGTATAACGTCACAGGTATTGTCCCAACTACGGGATTAACTAACGGAACATTAAAAGTATATGTTACTGGAAACCCATTCTCAGGTGAACCCATCACTAATGAAAACTTGGTCATTAGACCAAATGACATGGAGGTTAATAAAGTATTTAACGAAGAACTTGATGAGGTTGAAAATTTCTTATTAAACCGAAACGTTACTCCTAAATACACATCGGTATTTAAAGTTCCGAGAGAAAATGAGGACGGTACTTATTATATACAAAATTTGAATACCACATGGCCATTATATGGTAGTTGGAATATTGACATTGTTACTAAAGCGTTCTCAAGTTATTTGACAATTATTAACGATGTAAGTGATTCTTTTGATTTATATAAAACAAATTTAGTTTCTAGATTTTTAACAACGGGGGCTTTTAAAGAGTTTGATACTTCGGAACATAAAGTTGAAAAGGTATTACAAGTTTACGGTAAAAGTTTTGATGATATTAAAAAATATATCACCGCATTATCATTCATGACCTCGGTTAATTATAATGTTGGTAATGACATACCATCACAATTACTTAAAAATTTGGCACAAACTCTTGGATGGGCCACAAACATTTCACCAATATCTGAAACTGAATTATTAAATTCTGTGTTTGGGGAGAAAAATAGTAACACATCGGTTTACCCTGGAGTATCTCAAGAACAAACACCCGACTCATTAAATTACCAATACTATAGAAATTTAATATTAAACTCTGCTTATCTATTTAAATCTAAAGGAACAAGAAAATCTATTGAAATTTTATTAAGATTGATTGGTGCTCCCGAAGCATTAATTGAATTTAATGAACATGTTTATTTGGCAGACCAAAAAATTAATTTAAATCAATTTAATACTCAATTTGCTCAAATCTCAGGTGGTACATATGTCCAACAGATACCTATTTTGGATTCTACAGACATATACTCTATCTTTGGTTTACCATATACTGGATTCACAACAACTAGTGATATACAAGATGTTAACATCACCATAGATGAATACCCAATGGATAGTTATGGGTTTCCCATGACACCGACTAATTCAGAAAGTTACTTTTTCCAAATGGGTAGTGGATGGTTTGAACAAACACCACAACACAGAGCTCCTGAACAAGTTGATTTAACAAATAGTATTTTTGTAGGTAATAACCCTAATTATCAAACAGTTTTAATGCCATATTCTTATGGTCAAGAATATCTAAATAGATACCGAAAATTCCCATTTATGAATTTAGGTTACCAATTAACAAAAGCGATTGATAATAATAAAAGTTGGGTTGATAATGAAGTAGGTATTAGAAGTAATCTTGATGGTAATTTTAATGCCAGATATTATACCTCAGATGAACGTTTAGTCTTGAACGTTAAAAATGTGGATTTGTTTATGAATCCTGCTCAAGGTATCGCTTATGACATATGGTATATGTCACAACAATATAATTACCCAATACCTAATGAAGGATTAAATTACGTTACCCCAACATATTGTGACCCAAAACCGTATTCACCATATCCAAGTATAGGAGGTGTGGATTGGACTGAAATTAACCCACAACCAAAAAGAAAAACTTTCTTTGAGTTTGCTCAAACGTTTTGGTTGAATACTATCAATGTTAGAAACAGACAATTCTCATCTAACGGAAAGACAGGGGGATACCCAACATTGGAGTCTATTTTTTGGAGATACTTACAATCAGACGAAACAATCGGGATACCAAATGACAATTTCACATATAAAACTATGATGGAATATGTTAACGGTTTAGGTGATTATTGGATTAGATTAATTGAACAAATGGTTCCAGCAACCACTATTTGGAATACAGGTGTTAAACTTGAAAACTCAATTTTTCATAGACAAAAATTTGTTTGGAGAAGACAAGAGGGTTGTCAATTAATTAAAGTTCCATGTAAACCATGTTCAATAATATCAAATCTATTTGATTATGATTGTCCGTTAGAGTCGGTTGAATGTCCTATTTATCCATGGACCAATAACCCAACGATTCAGGATTTTGGAGGTGTGTTAGGTCAATTATTAACTAATTATTTAACCGCTAATAGTTATAGTTTAAATGATTGTGATTTTAACGGAATGACAACCGAATGGTTTGTTGACTTACAGTTAAATGATTATAGTGTGGTGAGGTATTCATTCTTTAATGGGATTGGATATAGTAGTCCTATTTATAGTACACCAACAACTTCACAATGGAATTCGGGTCTTTTAATTGCTTTGAACAGTTTAGAAGATAATGGTTATGGTTATTATTTAACAAATACCAACACAGTTATTGTATACAACCAATCATGTTCACAATTAACTAATGGTATTAATTTTAAACTGAATGTTGGAATAAACTTTAAAATCTTATGTAGTTAATGTCTTGTTTATTGACTTATACAAATAGTATAACAGGTGACTGTTTAAATGATTTATCGGGTGCGTTTAGCATTGATATTGCAGGTAGTGCTCCTGATTACAGTATTGAATGGATTAGTCCTTTTATAGGAACCATCTTTTTGGGACCTGGAGTTAGTAATTATACTCAAACAGGGTTATCAGGTGGGACATACTCGTTCAACATCATTGATAGTTGTTCCCCGACAAATACGACATTAGCGGTGAACGTAAATATTTCCACAGGGACTTGTGTGAGTATTACAAGTGAGACAAATACTGTATGTGGTTTAAATAACGGAGCCTTAACTGCTACTACAACCAACATGTATTCCGAAGCTAAATTTTATTTATATGAATATAGTTCAGGTTATATAACTTCAGGAACAAGTTTTACAGAATCTTATAGTTTTGGTTCTTTATCAGGAGGAACATATTATGTGATTGCGGATGACGGAGGAGGATGTACGGGTAAATCTGAGACATGTATTATTAAAGAATCAAGTCCTCTTGAAATTGGTTTATATGTTATTAATGATGCGGGATGTGCCGTTAATTCAGGTGCTATTTATATCACAGGATTAACAGGTGTACCACCTTACACTTATTTATGGAGTAACGGTGGAACATTACAATCAATAACGGGTTTAACTGCTGGACCTTATAGTGTTACTGTTACAGATAGTTCGGGGTGTGCTCAAAGTAGTGGTGTTACAGTTAATACAGTACCCCCCATTGGATTAGGTGCGTTTACTGTTGTAACTCCAAGTTGTTTCGCTTCTGACGGTGAAGTAACCGTGACAATAACAGGTGGGACTGCTCCGTTTTATTATTCAGGTTCAAATGGAACAGTTGCGGTTAGTTTTGCAACTTCTTATACTTTTGTTGGTGTTCCTGCAGGAATGTTTTCAGTACATGTAACTGACTCGGGATTATGTAGTTTTACTTCGTCAACAACTTTATTAACACCTGGTGGGTTAACCGTAACGTCTGTTAATATTACAAATTCAGTATGTAATGATAGTTCGGGTAAAATTAAAGTTATTATATATGGAGGTTCACCACCATACACTTATACATTAACGGATTCATTAGGTAATCCAACTGTTATTACAGGAAGTTTTACTAGTTGGACATTTAATGGATTACCATCGGACACTTACACTTTAACAATTTCTGATAGTGGCCCTTGTACGTTTACTCAAGAGTATGTTGTAGATAATACTGTT